TAGTATGCGGTAAACACACGCACCCCGGTCTTCCACGGGGTGTTATCTCGTGGCGTCCGTAACAGTTCGCACTCATCGATGCGCTTGCCCGTGAGAGACAGAAACATGCTCATGGTATCCATAAGACTTAACTGGCGCCGCCACGCCCGAATAAGGCATGCGTCCCAGTATTCTTGTAGTGTGTTCATTTACCTCTCTCCTTTCGATTTTGTTCGCACCACGCATGCAAAAACTCTTCGACTGCGCCCATGTGGTTGCCTGACCACGCATCCCATACCGCCTTGCGGCGCTGGTTGATAGTGAGGTTGCCGTCAGGACTACCCTTCAACAGAACCCCCATCTCAGTGCAACTTGCTGTGAATTGCTTTGGCTCAGGCCCCGGTGGGCAGATAGTGTAGGTGTAAGGCAACTTAGCCATGGTTCTTCTCCTTCAACCTATCCCAATGCGTACCATACACATCTTCTGCCATGGCGTAGTAGAGCAACGACAGCCACATTGATCGGTTGTTTCCAATCTTGTGGTGCGTCATAGCTACATGCAAGTGGTTGTCTGCCATGCGCTGGACGTAGCTTTCTCTGGTGTCGTTGTTATACGGGATAGTCATGTGCAAGCCCGCATTCTTAGCTTGGCCTGACCAACCGCTGGCAACAGTTCCTCGGCAAATACATCCTTGCCGTCAACGACATAACTCACCCGACCGAACCTGTTCATCTTGACCTTCTCGACAACACCAACAAAAGGCGCTTCACGCCATGAGAGAGGATAGACAGGAACCTTGTCACCAACCTTGCAGTGAACTTTCTTGTAGTCTATGTCGTGTCTCATGTGTTTTTACTCCTTAATGTTTGTTCAATCGCTCTAGCAAACTCATTAAACCCACCGCCCTCCTGGGTGTCATCAAAAGCGATGTCAATGTCTTCCTGAGTCAGCCCAACCCAGGGCAGTTCAATTACATCATGCCCCGCTTGCTTGTAGGCTTCAGCCCTCCAACGTGCGGCGCGGTTCTTGTGGTATTCACAGTCAGGGCAAGTCATCATGCGTACCCATCTGTTATGACTTTGTTCTTTGCTTCTTCCAGCGCACCGATCAGCATAAGCCGGTCTGGTACTGTGGACACCTTGATCTTGAACTGGCCCCGGTCTTTCCAGAAGCACAGCACAATCACAGAATCTGGCGCTTCATCAGCGGCTTCGTTCAGCACCGCCTTAGCTTGCACCTTATGATGGTCAGGGATAGTCAGGGTTTTAAGTTTGCTCATGTGTTCTTCTCCTTGAGTTTGGCTTCGATGGCATCGACAAAGTTACGCGCATACTGAGGCACGCGACCATATTGGCCATAGTCAAGCATTTCCATAATTTCCTCATCCGTCAGCCCAACCCATTCACGCTTGCTCATTGCGTTGACCGCCTTGTCTACGCTGGATTGCATTTGCTTTTGCATTCCATCAATGAACCCGCGCTCGTAGTCTGCCTCCAAAACATTTTTCAAAGGAACATCCACCCAAGTTTTTTGAGTGTCCTGCCACGCCACCGGCTCCTGCTTCTCAGCCTGCTCTATGGCTTGGCGTAGGGATTTAATTGCAGTTGCTCGTTTATACAAGGGCGTGTTCCATTGTTCCAACGCCTCCAGCGCCTGTTTCATTGCTTCTATCATCGCTTCATGTCCCGTATGAACGTAGCAAAACTGTTGATGGTGTCCTGCCCGAACGGAATGTGGAACTGTTCCAGCGCCCGGGCGACCTCCTCCAACACATCATTGCGGTAACACATGATGTCATCATCTATGGCATTGGCTATCTGGCGCTTGCGCCAGCCTTGCGCTTCGTTCTCGCTACTCATCGCACACCTCCCAGGCTACGCACCCATGCGGGTTCTGGTTCTTTGATAACAGGCGGGGTAATGTTGTTGCTCGGTGGCGTCCATCCGTACTTGCGCCATGTGGCTTGTACGTCAGCACCAGAAGTCCACTTGTACTCGGGATGTCCCACAGGAATCCACGGGTCGGTTCTCTTTGCCTCACTCATTTGCTTGTCTCCTTCAACCAAAAATCTTTTTCAGCTCGTCGTACAGCTTGCGTGCTTCCACAATGCTCATGTTGTTGAGTACCGATTCAGCAGTGGGCAAGTTGGGTAGCATCGGGGTAGGGGTAGTATCGACCTTCAAAGCGGCAATGCCGTGCGCTGGTGCCACCACCTGTGCTTCTCTCTCGGCCAGCTTTGCTGCCTTGCGCTCGGCGCGTTCTGCTGCCTTCTTGCGCTTGGCTATGTTCGCAGCTCTTGCCTCACGTGCTTTCTCCAATGCAGCCAGGGCACGTGCACGCTTGTGCTTGGGTGAGTTCTTCATAGCCTTGGCATAGGCGGCGTTGAGTGTTGTGTACTCATCGACTGTCGCTGTTAATTTGCCCTCGTCATCACGCACCACCATGCCTGCTGTGATGAACTGTGAGATAGCCCCCATCGTTGAGCCGGTGTTGAATCCCTGTTCTTTATTCAGCGTGAGGCCTGTCTCCTGTCCGGTGTACTTGCCTGGGTTGTCTTTGATGAACGCAAACACATTCTTGACCAGAGAGCCGTGCTCTCGTTTAACTTCTGTTGCTTCCATTGCTTTCTCCTGTTGTGGTTGACGAATCTCTTGCTCTTGCTTGTCCCAGTCACTGACGATTGCGTGTAGCTGGGCGGGTTTGTTGTGGATTGCATTGATCAATGCGGTTTGTAGGTCTGGCATAGTGTTTTCCTTACGTGCGTTGATGAGTCTTTCCTGGGTGTGTTGATCGGGAAGTGGCTTCCCGTATAGCAGTTGCTCGACTTGAGCAGGTGTGAGTGGTTTCTCTTTGGTCGACATGCCGGGCATGTGTTTGTATCCATGCGTCATGACGATGATGCCTCTTGAATAACCTCCCCTAAATACTCGATGCTCTCAGACATGCGCTGTGCCGCAACACTCATCGCGGATGTTTTGAAGTCTTCTGCCATGAGCGCGGCCAGAGCGATAACGTCTGCTGCGGTGTAGTCAAGTTCTGATTCTGAGAGCGTGCGCTTTGCACAACTGAAGTACGTTCGTGACGTATCAACAGCCTGCGTGAGTAGCGCCTCCCAGCTAGCTGAGATGCGGTGTGTCATTGATTGGTTCTCCTAAAAATGATGGGCCACACAGGTTAAGTGAAGCCCGCGAAGTTGTCAAGCGTTAGACTTTGGTTTGCATTTTGTATCTCTTAGGCCTCCTTATAAACTTGGTCAAACATGCAACACAGGACTGTGTCGGGGTCATAGGTCTTGCAGTTATCCAGCGCCTCGGCCAGGACGTGGCCGTCTAGCTTGCGCCGGTCGATGAACATCTCCGCCATCTCGGGGTCCTCGGGGTAAACAGTCTCGGCCAGCAGCTCCACAAGCCATTGCTTGTTACCGGCCATCGCGTCATAGATTGCGTCACGCAAACCCTCCAGTTCCCATGCCTCGTCGTCATCGTCGAGCAGCCAATGGCTGCCGGAAAGAGAGCTGACACTGGTCGCTTTGCCCCACGCCCCCCAGTCCCCCCACTTGTCGGCGTAGGTTTCTTTGACTGTTGGGTCTCGGTCGGCGGGCAGCCCGTCCCAGTCGATGTTGACGATGCGTTCAGCCAGGGCCAGGAAGTGCACGATGTCTAGCTCCTCTCGGTCGGTGTGCTCGTTGGCATAGCCGACTGATATGTTGGTGCACTCAGGAATAACATCGATGAACTCTGCCGTATCTGTATACACACCCGTATCGTCGGGCAGATACATCAGCCGCTCATCCACAGTGAGTTCGTCCGACAGCGCCCGGGCAAACGTGTCCGAGGCAGTACGACCCCACCCCTGGTGCGTGATGACGCTGTCAATACCCCGGCGGTCGAACGCAATAGCCCGGTCAAACTGGGAGAGAAGCGTGGTGTCACGCGCCACATGCCGAGCACCGATACCGCCGCACTCCTCGCCTTGGGTAAATAGGTAGTATGCGTCTACACCGCTGTGAAGCAGGTGCATCAGCATCGCGCATCCTGCGCCATCATCTGCACCAAGCGGCGCACCCTCGGCATACCAATGCGTGTTGGTCTTCCTGATCTTGTTGGGGCCAGCCTTCTTGTGGACTGTGTCAACGTGTGCAGTGAACAGCGTGCGGTTGGTTGTGGATATGCGGGTGTCGATGTGCAGATTGCCTACCTCATCTCGGTGCACCTTGGCGTGTGCTGGTGCGTTTTGCTCCAGCCAGTCGGTCATGCGTCTAGTACCCTCGCTATTGTGTGGGCGCATCATGGAGAGTGCGCGAGCTAGGGTCTTGTGCAGGATAGAGTTCTTGTTCATGGATGTTTCTCCTAAGTTGGTGGTCATTCATTGTCCTGAGATTCAGGTGCCTCGTCGGGGTGATATGTCTCACCGTCAACCTCTACGTACTCGACGTTGTCGGTATACCACTTGTCGCTGTCATAGCACTGCCAGCAGTCCTCACGCAGCTCATACTGCTCGGTGTCCTCGGCGTAGCATATCTCGTCTGAGTCATCTGGGTACCACGCATCGGCTGACTCGATGAAGGTAGCGTTGTCACTGTGCGTGTACCCGCCGTCGTGCAGCTCGACGATGCCGTTGTCGTCAAGGTAGTCCTCGTCGTAGTACTCACCGTCAGCCTCAACGATGTAGTCGTTGTGCACATAGTACTGATACCCACGGCGGCCATACACATAGGTGTAGTTGTCGATACAGTTGTCGCACACAATCGTGTCCTCGCCACGACCCACGCAATTCTCATCGTCGTGGTCGTAGATAGCAGCACCGCAGTCCTCGCAGTTGCAAAGTGGTGCGCCGCACTTGCCGTCTGTGTTGTCACAGCAGTACTCGCCGTTGGGGGATATGGTCAGGTACATGTCGCTGTAGATGTCAACTTGCCGCTCGTCGCCGTCAATGTACGGAGCGAGGAACTCGTTGCTGTTGCCGCTGAGTTTGTAGTAACTCAGCTTGGCATCCTCTGGCCAGCCGCCCCGCTTCTCGAAGCCGATACTCTTGAGGTACGCCTCGATAGCCTCGTCAACACCTGAGTGCGAACGCTCGTCCGGGTTGCGCTTGTACGAACGCACGAAGCATTTGTACTGCGTCTCCGGGTCGGTGTAGAGGAGACAGCGACCGAGTATCTTGCCGTTCTCCACACGCACAGCCATAGACCAGCCAAGCGCGGGGTCGTACACAGCGTAGGGGTGACGCTGCTCGCCGTCATCACAGCGGATGTTGAAGTGGCGAGTCATACAAGAACTGGGGCCGTTCATCACAGCCTCGATCATGTTGGGCAAGTAGTCAACGATCTCGATACTGCCTGAGTAGGTATGCCGCGCAACGATGTCACGCAACTCATGGTCAGGCATATGCGAGAAGTGACGGCGCAGATACTTACCCAGGGTAGTGATGGTCTGGCGATCAGCCTCGCCCTTGCGCTCGTTCTCGGTGTACGCTACCCGGTTGGGGTCGGTGATGGACTTGTGCGGCCACTCAAGCAGCAACTGATGCCAGTCATCGGGGCGGTAGATCTCGAACGAGGAGTACACAGCGGGGTGGAACTGATGCTTGTCGTGCTCACGCTTGAACCAAGCACGCCCCTCGTAGCTTTGCTGGTAGATGCGGTGTCCGTACTGGTCACGGACATACTCGTGGGTGTCACCCGCCACGATGCGGGCGGCATTGAAGAACATATCGGTGAACAGGCGTGCTTGTTCAACATTGCAGTGTTTACACATTTGCTTTCTCCTTTTGTTGTTACACATTCATTTCACGATTACGCACATCGCGCATGTGCTTCTTGTAGAACTGAACGAACAGTTCATCAAACGCAGAGAGAAGTTTCTCTCTGTTACTCAGGTCGGCGACATAGAACGCACGAGCTATGTGCCCAGCGAAACTACCGCCCTCACTCTCCATCATGCGTGCCGCACGCAGCAGCATGTCGTGGTCTAGTTGCATTGCTTTCATTTGCTTTCTCCTTCCGCTTTATTCAGCGCTTCCACAATGGTTGCCGCTTCCCACTGAAACAGGCATGGCAGAGTTATTTCCTCATCACCACGCCCAACCACATAGGTAGGCCCAGCCCCCTCCTCATCGGTTCTTGCGTACCAATAACTAGCTTTCATTGAATAACCTCCTGTTGAACTTGGTGCTTGCAGAGTATGGTGTACGTGCCACGCATACCCGCTAAAAAATCATCTATCGAAATGCCGTCCTCTATGGCGTAGTCTGCCGCCATCTTCGCTAGCACATGCAGCAGTATGTCTACCCGCAAGTCCTCCTCCCTGGGTAGCTTCAGGTCTACGATTGCCTGCGCTATGGCGCGCTCCAGCTTTTGGAACAGTGCTACGTCTCGGTCTTCATCTTCTTGTGTCATTGCGTTTCTCCTTTCAAGTTGTCTCGTACCCATGTCGCTAGCAGGTTGGCAGTGAGCGCCGCATCCTTTACGTCCTCGAAGTATTCAGTCCCGTAGATAGCCGGGTCTTCGAGGTAGTTCTCCAAGTCTCGTGCGATACACGAGGTCAGGCTTTGAATCTGACGCAGAGCGTCATGGAGGTTCTTTGGTTTCATTTAATTTCTCCTGTGGTTAATCAAAGTCAAGGTCTGCGCCAACAAAGTACAGCTCTCTGCCGTCCTTTAACTGGGCGAAGCAAAACGCATGGCTGTCGGGCTCGGCGGGGTCGTCACCTATCACCGCACCATCTAGTTCCCGGGCAGTGATATAAATGGTGGGCTCTCCCAGATGGTCGTAGTTCCTGAACGAAGCAGAGGCCGGGATAGACACACCCTCCTGTGCAAGGTCGTCCCGCATACGCACAGGGCGCATCTCCCATTGCGGGTCTTCCTCCTCTACCTCAACACGAATGAATCGAGCGCCATCGAATATCTGGATCACTTCATAGTCAATGCCCAACTCGTCCAGAGCAATGTAAATTTCCTGTGCTGTCATCTCCATACTCCTACATCTAACATCAACACAATCAGTGCTACGAGTAGCACCACCCGAATTACTTTCTCCTCTGTTGTCAGCATTGCGTTTCTCCTTCCATGTACAAAGTCAATGCGCTACCCGAGTAGTTGCCGAAGTCATAGTTGGTCATGACTAGGTTCTCAATCTCGTAGTTGTCTAGCTTTCTGCCCTTGAGGTATGCGCCCAGGGGTATCACGCCGTTGATGTGGCGTGACCTGTCGCTGAACAGTATGTGTTCATCCTCGACCACGGCAACCATGCGTTGCCCGTGTTGGTCGTAGTGCCTGCCTGTATTCCACTGGTGTTTCATTTCTTCTTCCCTTCAAAGTAACCCAGCCATTGCGTGCCATCTACCTGGGGTTGGTAGAAGTTGATCTCGTAGTTGGTGTCGTGTGACACCGGCACATAGAACAGATTGAATGGGTTGCCCTCCTTCTCCATGTGTGTGAGCAGTTGCCTGAGCGTGCGGTCTGGCGTGGTTGTTATCCATGTCATTGCACTAGCGGCAAAGTAATGTGACTTGGTGTTGTCGTGGTTCATCTTCATTTGCTTTCTCCTTCAGTGGTCGGTGTTGGTATTGAGGTCAACGAACGGATGCTCGTCGTTCAGGAACGAATCGTCGAGGTCGACAAGCGTGAGCCTGTCGCCTGCATCCCACACATAGACCTCAAGGTCAGCGGCTTCGGGCGGCAGGGCAGTCAACGCCGCAATCAGTTCTCTCACTTTCATTTGCTTTCTCCTTTGATGACGAAGCTGAACAGATGGTCGGGCAACGGGTCTTTCCACCCCTTGGGGTACACCACAGCGAGCGCATCGAAGTCACCCAACTCCTCGCTTGTGTACTCCTTGCCGACAAAGTTAATGTCGTACTCGTCCCATATAACCCAGTCATCGAACGATGCGAGCGTTGTGTCATAGAACTCACGCTCGGACACCACGCCTCGCACATAGCCTTCGGCAAAGGCTTTCACTTTCTCCTGACTCATTTGCTTTCTCCAGTTTCAGATGCCGCCACTTGAATACGCCAGAGAGAATTTCTCTCTAGCATCGGCTGTGCGGGCGGCGTAGCACAGCCTAAAAAACTAACCCGGTCAAACCATCTCGGCACTACGCATCACCTCTTGCCAACTGTTGGGGATGTGCTCGCCCAGGGGTATCTCGTGGATGCAGGCAATGGCACGCTTGAGCGTGTCTGCCTTCTCTGTCTCGCCTTTGTCTAATGCGGTGTGCATCTGCAAGCGTGTGTTGCGTAGCAGGCGACTCTTTCTGCGGTCATACAAGACCAGCGGTAGCCTGCGCTCAAAGGGTTGCTTCACCTTGGCGTGTGCCCTGGTCGGTATGGCGCTCGCCGCCTCCTCAAAAGCCTGCCGCACACGGGCGGGTACGAAATCAACCCAATGGCTGTGCGGTGGGGGCTTGTACTCTTTGCGTTGCTTGGCCAGTCGTGCATACAGGGAGTTGAGTAGCGTGGCGTATTGGTTGATGAAGTCGTCCCGTTCAGGGGCAGGCTCGGTCGTTTTGTACCGCATCATCGAGCGCACAACCCGGCGCTCATGTTGCAAGGCCTCGATCACCTCGCCCCACGCCTCATCGTTTTTCCGGCGGGATAATTTCAGGCGTGTTGCCTCCGCCCTGGCCGCTCTGACTGCGGTGAGTGTCTGCCCTATGATTTCTTCGGGCATATCGTTGGCACGCAAGTCCCACTCAATGTCCCGGTATGTCCTGCCTTTGTACTTGGCTACAAGATCGGTCATGATTTCTCCGATGTAATGTTGATGGTGTTAAAAACTGTCCGAGGTTATGCCCGACACGAGCCAACTTCGGACACGCTGAGAGCCGCATGAATACTAGCATAGAAACATTTCTGTCCCCTAGTTCTACTGTTTTCAAACACAACTAAAGGGAAGACTTTTAATTGAAAGTTGTTGTAGGTGTGTGTATGAATGTGTTTATCTATATCTAATAATAGTATAGATAGATAGATAGAGAGGGACTGAAAGTCCCAGACGCAAGCATTCATGCGGGTTGGCGCGTGTCCGAGATTGATTTGCGCAGGGCAAAACGAACGGACAGTAAAAAAATGGGCAAAATGACGTCAGACTAGTGACCACTGGGTCAGTTGCGCCTTGCGTGCGAGGTAGGCATCGGCGGATGCGAAGGTTTCGCTCTTGCCGCCGACGTGGCAGAGGTTGATCCACCAGTAGCGCTTGTCGCCTTTGCCCTTGGGGTAGTAGATGGTGGCGAAGTAGCGGATGCCGTCTACGCCGGTGAAGCCCGAGTCGATGGGCTCAAGTGTGGGGATGTCGAGGTTACGCATGGTCATTCTCCTTGGTTGAGTTGGTACATTGCATCGATCACGGCAAGCCAGAACTTGCGCCCGTCTTCGTGGCTGTCGTACGAGAAAGCGTGGTCGCTTGCCCGTTCCTCTGGCGTGTACTTGCTGGTGCGGTACACGGACAGCATATGCTTGGCTGTGTCGAGTACCTTTTCTTCGTAGGTCATGGACGTTTCTCCAGTTGGTTGGGTTGTGGCTAGACAGGGAATGAAACAGCGGGCCAGCCTCGCCCGCTGAGTCAGAGAGAAATTCTCTCTGTGATTACTTGGCAACAGCACGCAGAACGGCGATAGCCTCGCCCACGCTGTCGAACTTGGCCAGATACGCCTGCGCCGCCTTGCGTAGCTCGGGGCTGTAGCGTTTGCTCGTCTTCGGCTCAGTCTTCGTTTTGCCCTGCATAACGTGGTAGCGGAAGCCACTCGTCGCTCGGTCGATTGCTCCGGCGTTGATTGCCTCGGCGCCCTTGCCTGCCTCGATGATCGACTGCGCCTCTGAGAGAGAAATTCTCTCTCGCCCTGCGATGTAGCCCACCATGAACTCAAGCCGTATCTCTGCTTGCTTCTCGGGCTTTGCTTTGCCCCAGGACTTGCGGATAGATGCGGCGAGGGCTTCGGACTTGGCGTCGTTGTTGCCAATTGACTTGGCGGAAGTGCGGATGCTCATGGATGTTTCTCCTGGTTGAGCTGTTGGCTGGGCGATATGCCTCGCATCAACACTTCCAGTAAACCATATGGGGGTTTTAAACAAGGTCGAAACGTCCTGGCCGAACCCCACCATACCCCCACCCACCGAGATATTTGACGGCCAGGCTAGCCAGCCAGAACACTGTTTTGCACCCGCTCCCAGTATTCTGTAATACTTTTGTCTACTCTTTACAGCTCCGCACCCCAAATGTTGTAAACCACTTTTGGCCACTTTGTAAACTTAACCTACCCCACCTCCAAAATTTTTTATAAAAATTCCAGAACACCCCTGTCTAACGATTGACAGGCATAAAAAAACCCCCGACATTTCTGCCGGGGGCTGAATGGGGGAGTCAACCCACCAATAGGAGAAAGCAAAGGGCAACTGCTAGACTTGCACCAATGCCGGAACTAAGTGTACACTGGGGACACCGGGACCGCAACCCGCATCCGTCTAAGGACAAATGCTCGAACACCTGCTTGACTTCCAGCCTGAAGTTACATCCAGTACCGAGGCACCGCCCCCGGTAGAAAAAACTACGCCTATGCAGGCGCTGGATGGGAAGATTAATACTTCCGACTGGCTCAAATCCATGGGTGCGCCAGACAAAGAGGCTGTTGTATCCGAGCTAGAAAAGACCCAGGCCCGTGAAACATTCACGGCGCTCACCACCAACGCCCCCACCGCAGATGCACACGCCATGGTCTCCAAGCTGGAGACCCCGCAAGCTGTACGGCACCTGACAAGTATGCTCACCGCATACGACTGGGAATTTATACAGCAGGCAAAAGAGCTGCGCGGCTACGCAGTGGCCAAGATTCTGGAGGAGTGCGAGCACCCGACGGCGTCAATCCGGCTCAAAGCGCTGGCGCTCCTGGGTAAGGTGACCGAAGTCGGTTTGTTTACAGAAAAAATCGAGGTCAAGAAGACCGACATGACCGAGGACGAGGTCGATCGCAGGTTGAAAGAGAAGCTCGCCAAGTTCATGGACGTGACGGATGTGCAGCCGATCGAGGACATTGACGTGATTGATGTCGTGGCCACCCCCGCCCCACCGGAAGACGAACCGGAAAAGCCCAGTGAGTGAGAAGATCCTGACCCCCGAGGAGGCCACAGCCCTCTACCGCAGACTACCCACCATGGGTAAAGTGGAGAAATTGGAGACTTTGGACTTGTTGGACAAGCAAGAGCACTGGCGGGAGCTGAGAAAGAAGCGCCAGGACCCCATCGAGTTCGCCAAACACGTCTATCCGGGGTTCAAGATCGGGCCACACCACAGGAAACTGGCCAAAATCTTCCAGGAAGTGATCTCCGGCCAGAAAAAACGCGTGATTATCAACATCGCGCCACGTATGGGTAAGTCGGAGTTCTCTTCCTACCTGTTCCCAGCGTTCTTTCTAGGTAATTACCCTGATAAAAAGATTATCATGGGTACGCATACCGCTGGGTTGTCGGAGGACTTTGGCCGTAGGGTGCGGAACTTGATCGATTCGGAGGAGTACCGTGAGCTTTTTCCGAACACGCTGGTGGCGGACGACCAAAAGGCCGCCGGAAAATGGAGCACCAGCACTGGTGGCCAGTATTATGCTGCTGGTGTTGGCGGTGCTCTTGCTGGACGTGGTGCTGATCTGTTCGTTATTGACGACCCTCATTCTGAACAGGACGTAAAGGCGAACTCTCGTCTCGCCTTTGATACCGCCTGGAGTTGGTTCCAGACCGGACCCTTGCAGCGTCTGATGCCGGGCGGGGCGATCATCATCGTGATGACACGCTGGGGCAAGCTCGACCTGACCGGACGCTTGATCGACTACCAAACGCGCAACCCGGAGTCGATACCCTGGGAGATCGTGGAGCTACCGGCCATCCTGCACGAGGGCACGGACAAGGAGAAGTCCTTGTGGCCAGAGCAGTGGCCACTGGCCACACTGAAGGCGACGAAGGCGTCGATCGACCCACAGTACTGGAACGCCCAGTACATGCAGCAGCCCACATCCAACAACGCGGCGATCATCAGCCGGAAACTGTGGCGGATCTGGGAGCCGGACGACCCACCCGAGTGCGACTACGTCATACAGTCCTGGGATACGGCGTTTGAGACCAAGACAAACTCCGACTACTCGGCGTGTACGACATGGGGCGTCTTCTACAACGAGGAGGAAGACAGCAAGGCGCAGGTCATTCTCCTGGACGCGTTCAAGGACCGGATGGCGTTCCCGGAGTTGAAGCAGATTGCGCTCAAACACTACAAGGAGTGGGAGCCGGACGCGTTCATCGTGGAAAAGAAGGCTGCCGGGGCACCGCTCATCCAGGAACTACGGAACATGGGCATACCAGTCCAGGAGACGAACCCTAGCCGTGGCAACGACAAGATGGTACGATTGAACGCAGTGGCTGATCTGTTCGCATCCGGCATGGTGTGGGCGCCAGACACACGCTGGGCGCGTGAGGTGATCGAGGAAGTGGCGTCGTTCCCCAACGGCGAGAACGATGACTTCGTGGATACCACCAGCCAGGCGTTGCTGAGATTCAGACAAGGTGGGTTTATTCGTCTGGACTCGGACGAACCGGATGAACCCAGATTTTTCAGACGCCGTAGCGCAGCATATTATTAGAAAAGGGGAAAGCCATGGATCGTCGCAACTTTTTGGGATTGCTGGTTGCCGGGGCGGCAACACCCTTGCTGCCCGCGCTTGCAGACACAACACCACCGCTAGCCAACACACAAATCTGGACTGCTGAGACCTTGGCGGTCGAGATGGAGAAGCTGTTTGCCTGCCGCATCGGCCCGGCTCAGGGGTTCTTTGAGATGGTGAAGGGTACGGATCAAATTGTTGCGGGCGCGCCTGATGACACCCCACGCAAGATTGGGGAGCCGCCGGTAGTGGCAGATGACCGCGTGTATTTTGCCTACAGCACCTACGGCTTTGCTGTTGAGGGAGGAGAATCGTGGGAGGCCGAGCACAGACTAGCCCAAGAGTTTTACGCACGGTTCTCGCAGGTAGAGCAAAAGAATCTGGTCTGGCGCAGGAAGCCCTTGTTCGAGACCCAGGAGGTGGCCGAGTATGGCGCAACTTGGGCTACTCGTGAGCAGATTGAGGACGGGTTTATTGACCTGGCTGACAAACCCCCAGGCGTCGAGCTGGACCCAAACTGGGGCAACTACCGCTACGTGACACGCAAGTACCCATTGCATAGAATGACGATGCGGCTGGCCTTTACGGATCAGCCAAGCGAAGAAGAGTTGACTTCGCTTACCCCGCGACCTGAAGGCGCGACCCTACCAAGGATTTAATAATCATGGCTACCAACATCGACAAGGCCTTATACCAAGCCCCTTCCAGCATGGAGGAGGACGCACTCGACGAGGAGCCGATCGAGATTGAGATCATTGACCCGGAAGCTGTGAACATCCACGCGGACGGACTAGACATCTCCATCATGCCGGGCGAAGAGGACGAAGAGAGCTTCTCAGCAAACTTGGCCGAGACGATGGCCGAGGGCGCTATCGCCTCCCTGGCCGGAGACTTGTCAGCCGACATCGACCAGGACAAGCAGTCGCGCAAGGAGTGGGAGAAGTCGTACGTCGAGGGGTTGAAACTGTTGGGCCTCCAGTACGAGGAGCGCACGGAGCCGTGGCAAGGCGCGAGTGGCGTGTTCCACCCGATGATCACGGAAGCAATTGTCAGGTTCCAGTCAGAAAGCATAACGGAAACATTCCCCGCCCAAGGCCCGGTGCGGACCAAGATACTGGGTAAGGAGACGCCAGACAACAAGGCGGCTGCCAAGCGAGTTGAGGACGACCTGAACTACGAGCTGACGGATGTCATGCAAGAGTTCCGCCCCGAGCATGAGCGCATGCTGTGGTCTCTTCCCGCTACCGGCTCAGCGTTCAAGAAAGTCTACTACGACCCGAACCTGGGACGTCAGGTGTCGATGTTTATCCCGGCAGAGGACATCATCCTGCCGTACGGCACGTCAGACCTAGACAACTGCTACCGGCTTACGCACGTCATGCGTAAGACCAAGAACGAGATCATCAAGCTCCAGCAAGCCGGGTTCTACCGCGACATTGAGCTACCGGACCCCACGCACAGTCAGGACGACATCAAGAAAGCCAAGGACAAAGAGACGGGCTTCAGCGACATCGACGACGATCGTTACGTGCTGCTGGAGTGCCATGTTGACTTGGTGCTGCCGGGGGATGAAGATGAGGACGGTGACGGCGAAGAGACGGGAATCGCGCTGCCATACGTAGTAACCCTTATCAAAGGATCGAACGATGTCTTGGCCATCCGACGCAACTGGCGAGAAGAGGACCCCCTCAAACTCAAGCGACAGCACTTCGTCCACTACCAATACATCCCCGGTTTCGGAGCCTACGGTTTCGGCCTCTTCCACCTCATCGGCGGGTTTGCCAAGTCTGCAACCTCCATCATGCGCCAGCTGGTGGATGCGGGTACCCTATCGAACCTGCCCGGGGGACTCAAAACCCGTGGGCTTCGGATTAAAGGTGATGACACGCCGATTGCCCCGGGGGAATGGCGGGATGTAGACATCAGCTCTGGGGCGCTGCGTGACAGCATCATGCCCCTGCCGTACAAGGAGCCAAGCGCTACCCTGTACAACCTGCTGACCACGATCGTCGACGAGGGTCGTCGCTTTGCCGCAACAGCCGACATGAAGGTGTCGGACATGTCCGCCCAGGCCCCAGTGGGTACAACGCTGGCCCTCTTGGAGCGGCAACTCAAAGTGATGACGGCGGTCCAGGCCCGCTTGCACTACAGCTTCAAGCAAGAATTGAAGCTGCTGGTCAAGATCATCGAGGACTACACCGACCCCGACTACGACTACCAGCCGGAAGAAGGCCGTCGCACGGCCCGCAAGGAAGACTACTCCAAGGTCGACATCATTCCGGTGAGCGACCCCAACGCTGCGACGATGTCGCAAAGAGTCGTTCAATACCAAGCCGTCATCCAGATGGCGCAGATGGCGCCGGACATTTACGACTTGCCGCAGCTGCACCGCCGCATGCTGGAGGTGCTGGGTGTGAAGCACGCTGAGAAGCTCGTGCCCCTGCCGGATGACCAGAAGCCCCGCGACCCGGTGGCAGAGAACATGGCTGTCTTGAAAGGCGAGCCGGTCAAGGCGTTCATGTACCAGGACCACGAGGCGCACATCAAGGTACACATGGCCGCGATGCAGGACCCGCTGATCATGCAGTTGATTGGCCAGAACCCCCGCGCCCCGCAGATGCAAGCAGCGATGCAAGCGCACATTGCCGAGCACGTTGGGTTTGGCTATCGCCAGAAGATCGAGCAGCAGCTTGGTATGCCCTTGCCCCCGGAGGACGAGAAGTTGCCGCCCGAGGTCGAGACGGCTCTGTCTGGCATGATGGCCCAGGCAGCACAGCAGGTATTGCAGCAGAACCAGGCGCAGGCGCAACAGCAGCAAGCCCAGCAGCAGGCCCAGGACCCGGTGCTCCAGCTTCAAAAACAAGAAATAGCTATTCGCCAGAAGGAAGCCGACATCAAGCAGCAGAAGGTTGTGCAGGACGGCCAGATTGCGCAGAAGAAGCTCCAGCAGGAAGCAGCCAAGTCTTTGGCACAGATTCAGTTGGAGAAGCAGCGCACCGCCGCGCAGCTGCTGCAACGCCAGAACATCGACAGCCGTCGCCTAAATGTGGACGCGACCAAAGCGGCCATCGACGCGCGTCGAGACACCGGGCGGTTCGATGCCGAGGCCGCACGCATGGAGCAGGAGATGGCTGCACGCAGCCACGCACAGGATCTGGAGCATCGCCAAGCGGCGCATGACCAGAAGTTGCGTCACCAAGAGTCCCAGGCGCGAGCCCGGGCCAAGATGATGCGTGAACAAGCCCAAACCAAGGAGAAGCCAACTAAATGATCCAAGACTTCGCACGCGTATTGCGCGAACAAATACGCAGCGACCTGAACAACTACGCGGACGACTTGGCGGGTGGTTCATGTCAATCTTTTGAGCAGTATCAAAAACTCTGCGGCGTCATCCAGGGTCTGGCGATGGCAGAGCGTTACATCATTGACCTTGCAGAGAAAGTCGAAAAAGCAGATGAGTGAAATCCTCTTGCCCCCGGGCATTCAGTTGCCCAAGCACATCCAGCCCGTAGACCAACCGGACGAAGGCGCGGATGATGACACCAAGGCGTCAGCCTTGCCAATCCCAGCTGGCCACAAGCTGCTGTGTATCGTGCCCGAGGTCGATGAAAAGATCGCTGGTACGAGTCTCGACCTGGTTCGAGACGCTGCGACCATACGTCAAGAAGAACACGCCACCACGGTGTTGTTTGTTTTGCGCATGGGCGCGTCTGCCTACAAAGACCCGGAACGGTTCCCCACCGGCCCCTGGTGTAAAGAGGGAGACTTCATTCTTGTTCGTACCTATACCGGTACGCGTTTCAAGATCTTTGGCAAAGAGTTCCGCGTGATCAATGACGATCAGGTGGAATGTGTTGTGCAAGATCCTCGTGGGATCACCCGCGCTTAAAGGAGTGTTAGATGCCTGACGCATACAAGTTTCCAGACGAACTGGAAGAAGAAAATCAGCAGTCCGCCCCGGCGGATGACGTCGAGATCACCGTCGCCGGAGATGACGTTGAGATCGAGATCGTAGACGACACCCCTGAAAAGGATCGTGGCCGTCGTCCTCTGGACCGCGAAGTTGCGGACCCCACGGACGATGAGATTGAGTCGTATACCCAGGGTGCGCAGAAACGCATCAAGGAACTGACCCACGCCCGCCACGACGAGCGCCGAGCCAAGGAAGCCCTGGCTCGTGAGAAAGAGGAGCTTGAGCGTCTTGCTCAGCACATGATCGAGGAGAACAAACGCCTCAAGGCGTACGTGGACTCCGGTACCCAGCAGTACATGACCATGGCCAACCAGGCGGCGGAAGCCAAGTTGGAAAAAGCCAGGCGTGACCTGAAAGCTGCACAGGAAGCCTTTGACGCTGACGCCATCGTTGCCGCCCAGGAAGCCCTGGCCGAGGCCACGTGGGAAGTAAAGAGTGCAAAAAATTTCAAAGCACCCCCTTTACAGCGCGAAGAACCTGTAGTACAAACTACTCCATCGCAACCCCAACGGGTTCAAGCCGACGAAAAGACCCTGCGCTGGCAGGCAAAAAACCAGTGGTTCGGCGCCCAGGGATTCGAGGAAATCACCAGCTACGCACTAGGGCTGCATCAAAAGCTAGTCAACAACGGGGTAGACCCCCGCTCCGATGAGTATTTCGAGCAAATTGACGCTCGCGTGAAGTCAACGTTCCCCGAGGTTTTCGGTGGTAAAAGAGACGAGCCGTCCCGTACGGTTGAGACTTCGGCAAGGAAACCTGCCGCAGTGGTCGCACCCGCGACTCGCACAACTGGAGCGAAGAAAGTACAACTAACGCCGTCACAAGCTGCGTTAATCAAAAAGTACAACCTGGACCCCAAGAAGTATGTGGCTGAAGTTCTAAAACTGGAGAATCAATAATGGCTGAAAACCGTACCCCTCGTGACCTGGAGTCACGCGCAAAAACCGCTCGGGCTGTATACGTACCGCCCACAAACTTGCCCGATCCGACCCCCGAACCTGGGTATTTGTATCGCTGGGTAGCGACACACATCCTGGGCCAGGCGGAACACACCAACGTGAGTCGTAAGATGCGCGAAGGGTGGGAGCCGGTGAAGGCAGTTGATCATCCTGAACTTATGCTGCTCGGTAACGAAAAGACCGGAAACGTGGAAATTGGAGGCCTCATGCTCTGCAAGATGCCGATCGAACAAGCCCGTGCCCGCGATGAGTACTACTCCAAGCAAGCGCAAGATCAGATGAACTCAGTGGACAACCACTTCATGCGAAACAATGACCCGCGCATGCCTCTGTTCTCGGACCGCAAGTCCTCGTCCAGTCGCGGAAACGGGTTTGGTTCTGGTTCTAAATAACAGGAGTTTTTAACATGGCTTATCCCTCAGTAGCCGCTCCGTACGGCTTCAAGCCAATTAACCGTCTAGACGGTATGCCCTATGCTGGCGCAACTCGGAAACTTCCGATCGCCAACACTGCTGGCGCCATCTACTTCGGTGACTTGGTTTCGATTACGGCTGGCGGTACCGTTGCTCAGTTCGCAGGCACCACCACGGGTTCTCCCGCCGGTGTGTTCATGGGCTGTTCATACACCAACCCCACGACCAAGCAGCCCACCTGGGCTCAATACTGGCCCGCAAACACGGCTATCACCGACGCGCAGGCTATTATTGTTGATGACCCCTATGCAGCCTTCCAGGTTGTTGTGACTACCGCTGGTAGCGCGGTCAACTACGCTTATGCCGACTCTGTCGGTTCCAACATGTCTATCATCATCGGGACTGGTAATACCACCACCGGTGACTCTGGCATGTCCGTTTTGGCTGGTAGCCAAGACACCACCAGCACCCTGCCCATCCGTGTTATTGACGTCGTTCCGGCCTCGTCTTACACGACCGGCGGTAACGTTGTGTACCCCGAGATTATCGTCAAGATCAATCTCCATCAGTACAACAACACCACTGGCGTCTGATAAGGAGTAACACAAAATGGCTATTTCACGCGCACAACTGCTCAAGGAACTGCTCCCCGGCCTGAACGCTCTGTTCGGCATGGAGTACGCCCGTTACGGCGAAGAGCACAAGGAAATCTACGAGACCGAGAAGTCGGAGCGTAGCTTTGAAGAAGAAACCAAGCTGGCTGGCTTCAGTGCAGCGCCGGTGAAGAACGAAGGTTCTGCCATTGCTTATGACAATGCGCAGGAAGCGTTCACCGCCCGCTACACCCACGAGACCATCGCCTTGGGCTTCTCGATCACCGAAGAGGCGATCGAAGACAACCTGTACGACAGCCTGTCTGCTCGTTACACCAAGGCCCTGGCCCGCGCCATGTCCTACACCAAGCAGGTGAAAGCCGCCTCCGTTATCAACAACGGTTTCAGCGGTTCGTACCTGGGCGGTGACGGCGTGTCGCTGTTCGGTGTTAGCGCTGGCGGCAGCCGCGTGGGTCACCCCCTGGTTAACGGTGGTGTGAACTACAACAGCCCGACCGTGGCCGTTGACCTGAACGAGACCTCCTTGGAAAACGCTGTGATCCAGATCGCTGCGTGGACCGATGAACGTGGTCTGCTGATCGCTGCCAAGCCGCGTAAGATGGTTGTTCCCCCGGCACTGATGTTCGTTGCCAAGCGTCTGCTTGACACCGAGCTGCGTGTTGGTACGAACGACAACGACATCAACGCGCTGAAGCAGATGGGTGCTGTGCCGGAAGGTTACACCGTCAACCACTTCTTGACCGATAGCAACGCTTGGTTCCTGTTGACCGACGTGCCCAACGGCATGAAGCACTTCGAGCGTATGCCCCTGGCTAACTCGATGGACGGCGACTTTGACACTGGCAACGTCCGCTACAAGGCCCGCGAGCGTTATTCGTTCGGCTGGTCTGATCCCCTGGGAATTTGGGGCTCTGCCGGAGCGTAATAAATCCTTCGGGATTTATGAGAAGGGGGCCTTGTGCCCCCTTTTCTTTTGATGTATATTGCGACAAACCAGGGTTCCTGGTGCATCAAACTGACCTGGCAGACGACGTACCGATTGATGCACTGATCTTGTACGTAAGGACAATTTATCATGGCACTCTCTACCACCCAGAGTATTTGGCGTTCGGGCGGCGGCGACCAGACACGTACCGCATATTGCGGTTCCGGCGTCATGGCTGCCTCTTTCTACATTGCTGACGCCTCTCCCGCTGTTGCTGGCACTAACGTGACGGTCTCTAACGGCGGCCCTGCTCTCATTCTTCCCGCTGGCGCAGTTGTTTTGTCTGTCTCCATCAATGATGGCGGCACGGGCACGTTTGACCTGGGCGCAACGGGTTACACCTCTGGCACCGCTGACAACAACTACATCGCTTCTGGCCTGGCCGCTACGGTTGGCACCACCAGCGTTGGTTCTGTTGTGACCGGTACCCCCTTGACCGAGATGTCTTACGTTACCGTGACGGACAATAGCTCTGGCGCAGGCACTGTCGGCGGCTATATCACGTATTTCGTTGTCGATCCTCTGCTCGGCCAGCAAAACGTCTGATAGGAGCACCCCATGGTGATGCAAACCGATGTCAGTAGTGCGACTGCCACAGGCACGACCACTATAGTCAGCCAGGGTACCCGTATTAAGGGTATTCTGTTGACCACGACGACAACGCCCGGGACCGTCACCTTTCGGGATGGCGGCGCAAGCGGTACGACCAAAATGACCCTCAATACCCCCGGCGTGGCAGAGATGTTCAACGCTTTGCTCCCGGCGGAGGGGGTTTTGTTTCGTACCGACGTTCATGTGACTATCGCGGACGTGGCTTCCGTCACGATTTTTTATGGCTAAATCCCCAGCATGGCAACGCAAGGAAGGCAAGAACCCCAACGGCGGCCTGAACGCCAAGGGGCGAGCCTCTGCCAAAAAGCAAGGCATGAACTTGAAACCTCCCCAGCCGGAAGGCGGCTCACGCCGCGACTCTTTCTGCGCAAGGATGAGTGGGATGAAAAAGAAGCTGACCTCCGCCAAGACAGCGAAAGATCCGAACAGCCGTATCAACAAGAGCCTTCGGGCCTGGAACTGCTGAAATGGAGATGATGCTGTGGAACGTCTTGCTGACTACATTCATCGGGTTACTAAGTTGGAATCTGAGGGAGAAGTCAGCAGAGCTGGTACGAATCACGATCCTGTTAAACAGGACGCGGGAGGAGATCGCTCGGGACAACGTGACACAGGCGGAGATCGACAAGATTGTGGCGCACATCGACAGCCGGTTCGACAAGTTGAACGACAAGATTGACCTGTTTATCCGGGAGCAAAGAAGTGCCCTCAACTAGTCGTAAACAGCACAACTTCATGGAAGCCGTGGCGCACAGCCCGGCTTTTGCGAAGAAGGCAGGAGTCCCGCAGTCTGTGGGCAAAGAGTTCGCTGCGGCGGACAAAGGTAAGAAGTTTGGCACCGGAGGCCGGGCCGCAACACAAGCTATCAACAAGCCGAAAACCGATCACGGGAAGTCGGCACTTTTCTCAGAAGGTGGTTATATGAAAAAGATGTCTTCCGGTGGTATCACTGACAAAAAGATGGGCAAGGTCAAGACCGCAGCCCCCAGCCGTGACGGTATGGCCGTCAAGGGCAAGACCAAGGGCAAGCAGGTCGTCATGAGCGGGAGCAAGCCGCTGGGCATGAACAAGGGTGGCTACGCAAAAGGCAAGTGCTGAAATGATGGCCTCCCGTGGGATGGGGGCCATCGCTCCCTCCAAGATGCCCAAGGGCGTGCGTAAAGCACGTCGAGATGACACCGACTTCACGCAGTATGCGGAGGGCGGCAAAGTCAATGCTGCGGGCAACTACACGAAGCCAGGCTTGCGCAAGCGCATTGTGTCGCAGGTAAAAGCTGCGGCAACCCACGGTACCAAGGCGGGTCAGTGGTCTGCGCGTAAGGCGCAGCTGGTGGCCAAGAAGTACAAGGAAGCTGGTGGCGGGTACAAGGACTGAGATGAAAGCACCGCAGAAATCCCTAAAGGATTGGGGCGACCAGAAGTGGCGCACCAAGTCCGGCAAACCGTCTTCCAAGACGGGGGAGCGGTACTTGCCTGAAAAGGCCATCAAAGCCCTGAGCCCTGCGGAGTACGCAGCCACCACCAAAGCGAAACGTGCAGGCAAGGCGGCGGGCAAACAGTTTGTTGCGCAGCCAAAATCAATTGCCAAGAAAACAGCGGGGTTCCGGTAATGGCCACAAAGAACTGGATCGCAGGCGCGATCAAAAAGCCCGGGGCCTTGCGCTCCGCGCTGGGTGCCAAGAAGGGTGAGCCAATCCCCGCCAAGAAACTGGCGGCTGCGGCCAAGAAGCCCGGCAAGATGGGCCAACGCGCTCGTTTGGCGCAGACACTGAAGAAAATGAAGTGATATGGCAACAACGTCCGGCGTAGCAGCATTCAACCTCGACCTTTCTGAGATCGTCGAGGAGGCGTTTGAGCGTGCAGGCTCCGAGCTTCGCACGGGCTACGACTTGCGTACAGCACGTCGGTCGCTTAACTTACTGTTTGCTGACTGGGCAAACCGTGGCGTCAACATGTGGACGTTCGAGCAAAACACCATCAATCTGGTGGCCGGACAACCCACGTATGCACTGCCTGACGACACGGTGGACATCCTGGATCATGTGATTCGTACCCAGGCCAACCAGCCCAGCAACCAGGCGGACCTCACCATCACGCGTATTAGTGTTTCTACCTACGCAACGATCCCCAACAAACTGACAACTGGGCGTCCCATCCAGGTTTGGATTCAGCGTTTGACAGCCAACTCATCGCTTACCGCAGCCACAACAACGGGCGGGACAACGGCAGCAAACGCTACGACGATCCAGGTCTCGACCTTGGCGGGTCTGCCCACAGCAGGTTTCCTGACGATCGGCACCGAACTGATCAGCTACAACGAGACCAGCAACCCCCAGGACGGAGCACCGTTCTACTTGTACAACTGCTGCCGGGGCCAAGACGGCACCACGGCGGCGTCAATTCCTTCTGGCACGGCTATCAAGCTGACCCAGAAGCAGTCAATTACGGTCTGGCCTACGCCTGACCCCGGGACCCAGTATCAGTTCGTCTACTGGCGTATGCGCCGTATTCAGGATGCTGGCAGTGGCGTGAATATCGCTGACGTCCCGTTCCGGTTTATCCCCTGTCTGGCCGCTGGCCTGGCCTACTACATCGCGCTCAAGGTGCCTGGTGGCATGGAGCGTCTGGCGATCCTGAAACAGCAGTACGACGAGGCGTGGATGACCGCCGCTGACGAGGATCAAGAACGGGCAGCGATCCGGCTTGTGCCGCGCCAGATGTTCATAGGGGCGGGCACGTAAATGGGCAACCGGTTTTCGTCCGGCAAAAACTCGATTTCGCAGTGCGACCGGTGCAATTTCCGGTTTAAGCTGCACGAGTTGAAGACGGAGATCATCAAGACCAAGCCGTACCAGCTGAAGGTGTGCAGCACGTGCTGGGACCCGGACCATCCGCAGTTGCAGCTGGGTATGTACCCGGTTGATGACCCGCAGGGTGTACGCGATCCTCGTCCTGACATTACGTATTTGTTGGGCGGCAACACGGGCTTGCAGATCACTGAGACAGTGGGCACGGGCCCGAATGAGAACGGCACACCGTCGGGCGGTAGCCGCATCATTCAGTGGGGGTGGAATCCGGTTGGCGGATCAACGCTTTTTACGTCGGTTGAAACACCAAATAACTTGGTGTCCCGCGTAGAACTTGGTACAGTAACGGTAGTAACGACGTAAGGAGTCGATCATGGACAAGAAAGACCTGGCGCAAGACAAGAAAATGGTGGCATCGGCTGTGCACAAGCACGAAGCCCGCATGCACCCGGGCAAACCACCGACCAAATTGGCCAAAGGCGGCGTGACCTCCAAGGCCATGATGCAGATGGGCCGTAACCTGGCTCGTGCAGCTAACCAGCGCAGCTCTGGTCGCGGAGGCTGAGATGGCAAAGATCAACAACAAACCCGCATCCGCATACGCCAAGCCGCACACGATGAGCGGCAAGGAAGTCACGGTCTCTGCCAACCCTGGCGGCGTGCCGAACAAGAAGTACTTGAAGGATGCCAACGTAGCTGTGGCCAACACCCATAGCAACGACTACCCCGGCACCAAGACTGACGGCATCAAAGTCCGTGGCACGGGCGCGGCAACCAAAGGTTTGATGGCTCGCGGGCCGATGGCTTGAGATGAACTACAGCGAACTTGTTTCTGCTATTCAGTCGTACACCGAGAACGCGTTCCCGGATACGTACCTCTCGAACGGGACGGTGGTCGGGCCAAACGCCCAGATCAACCGTTTCATCGAGCAGGCAGAGCAGCGCATTTACAACACAGTTCAGTTCCCGTCGTTGCGTAAAAACATGACGGGCACCCTGACATCGACCATACCTTATCTGTCTGCGCCTGACGACTATCTCTCTACGTATTCACTAGCGGTTATCGTCAACGGGTCGTACGAATACCTGCTCAACAAAGACGTTAACTTCATCCGGCAGGCCTACCCCAATCCAACCACGGACACGGGCGTGCCCAAGTACTATGCGCTATTTGGTCCTACTGTATCTGGCAGCACTATTACCAATGAGCTGTCTTTTATTGTCGGTCCTACACCCGACAGCAACTACCCAGTTGAACTGCACTTTTACTACTACCCCAAATCTATTGTGCAGTCCTCTATTAACGCGCTAGGTGTTATTAGCGGGGGTTCTGGCTACACGGACGGTACGTACTATGGTGTGCCGATTACTGGCGGTACGGGCCAGGGCGCTGTCGCTGACATTGTTGTGACAAGCGGCGCAGTGGATGAAATATTTATCAAGAATCCTGGCTGTCTGTACACGGTGACGGACATTATTTCTGCGGACGCTACGTATCTTGGTGGCACGGCCACGGTCGACTTTTCTGTGGAGATTACCCAGGTCAACAACGCCCAGGGCACGTCTTGGCTTGGCGACAACTTTGACACGGTGCTGCTGTACGGCTGCCTGGTTGAGGCGTATACCTTCATGAAGGGTGAGACCGACATCATTGCGCTGTACGAAGGCAAGTACAAAGAAGCCATGGCAATGGCCCAGCGTCTGGGTGATGGCCTGGAGCGCAGCGATGCGTACCGGAGCGGGCAGGCGCGTGTTGCGCCGCTTCCGCAGAATAACGGGGTGCGTTGATGGCCTTCACGGGAAATTACACTTGCAACACATTCAAGATCGGCTTGATGAACGGCACGTTCGACTTCACAACGGACACGTTCAAGATTGCACTGTATACAAACACAGCCACACTCAATGCCGACACAACCGCCTACACCACCACGGGAGAAGCCTCTGGTGGAAACTATGTTGCTGGCGGCTTGGCCTTGACCGTGACGCAGGTGCCGACAATCGGTAACCAGACCGGGCAGAATGCAGTGGTCTACATCTCGTTTGCCGACGCCTCTTGGACTGGCGCTATCACCGCACGTGGTGCGTTGATCTACAAAGATGGTGGCGGGGACCCGGCAGTTTGCGTGCTGGACTTTGGCTCAACCAAGACCTCGGTCAACACGTTTGAAGTGCAGTTCCCAACGTCGGGTAGCACAACTTCTATCATCCGCCTGGTATAAAGGAGAAGACATGGCACTGGTAACCACCACTAAAGGAATCATGGACGAGAACTTGCTTGAAAAACGAGAGGGTTCCGTCGATAATGACAACGAGTTCACCCGCTGGATTGAGTTCTGGTTGGACGGCGAGTTGGTGCACCGCTCGGTGCATGTTGAGTTGAAGAAAAACGTTCTGGCCGATGGACTGGCCGCAATGATCGGTTGAAAGGACTGAAAAATGGCAAACACTCAAGCTATGTGCACTTCGTTCAAGACGGAGCTGCTGACGGCAACACACAACTTTGGTACCGCCCCCACTCGTGGTACTGGCGCGGCTGACACGTATTACGCTGCGTTGTACCTGACCTCAGCTACTTTGGGCGCTGGTACTACTGCTTACACCACCTCTGGTGAAGTGAGCGGCCCCGGCTACACTGCCGGTGGTATTGCCGTGACCAACGCTACGGCCCCGACTTCTTCGGGCACCACCGCTTACTGGACGCCGTCCGCAAGCCTGGTTTACACCAGCGTGACCCTGACCACGGCTTTTGACACTGTTCTGATCTATAACCAGACCCAGAGCAACAAGGCAGTGAGCGTTCATACCTTCGGTTCGCAGACGATTACGGCTGGTACGTTTACCCTGACGATGCCTGCCAACACGAACACGACCGCACTTATCCGTCTGGCGTAAGCCGTCCCCGGTCTAGGGGAGGGCCATGCTGGGTATAGCCCCATTTGCAGCAGCGCCGTTCGCATCCCTTGCGAACGACGATAAATCTGTTGCGCTCACAGGAATTGCAGCGACTGGGGCTGTAGGCGACATCACGTCGGTATCAGCTGTTGATATATCCGGCAACTACGCACAAGGTGATGTCGGAGACCTGGCGGTTTCGTTTGACATTGAGTTGTCAGGCGTTGAAGCTGCCGGTGAGGTTGGTGATGTAACTTCCACTCAAGAAGTATCAGGCGTTGAATCCACCGGTGAAGTTGGTGATCTAACCGCCGAAGCCGCCTTTGACTTGTCGGGTGTTGAAGCTACCGGCAACGATGCCCAGACATTTCCAGAAATCACTATTGATCTCACTGGTGTTGAGGCCACAGGTGAAGTCGGTGATGTCACATCTGCGCAAGAGCTTGTTGGGGTTGAGTCCATCGGCGAGGTGGGCGATGTAGCTGTTGAACCTTCCTACGAGCTGTCGGGTGTTGAAGCAACCGGTAACGTTAGCCAAACATTCCCTGAAACTGAAGTAGCAATTACCGGCGTTGAAGCCGTAGGCGAAGTTGGTGATGTTGTTGCCACGCAGGTACTCGAAGGCGTAGAAACTACTGGTGAAGTAGGAACCATTGAAAACGGCGGTATTGTTGTCGACCTGACTGGTGTTGAGGCGCTAGTTGAGCAAGGCGAGATGATCGCCACGCAGATCCTAGATGGGGTTGAGGCAACTGGAGAAGTTGGCACAGTTGAGAACGGCGGTGTTGAGGTTGAGCTTTCTGGAGTTGAGGCTACCGGAGAGATTGGCGATGTCATTGCTACGCAGATTCCAACGGGCGATGTTGCCATTGGTTTTGTTGGCACTGTTAAGTCGGAGTTTGAAGTTGCCATCACCGGCAATGAAGCTACGGGCGCTGTTGGCGATCTGATTCCTGGCTTTGAAGTTCCCGGAGTTGAGGCTACCGGCCAAGTTGGCAGTGTCGCCCTTGGTGACCGCCAGATTGCCATTACAGGGGTATCTAGTACCACGGCAGTTGGTACGATTATCTATGCTATTGACCAGCCGTTAACCGGGGTTCAGGCTACGGGTTCTGTTGGCACAGTTGAGTTCTCCTACGTACTTGACGGCCAGGTTGCCTACGGCCAGTTGGGCCAGCTCGGTGTTTTGCACACCAATGCGATTTTGGAAGGTTGGGGCGCTTACGGCTGGGGTGATGAGCCTTGGGGCGGAACCCAGACCGCAAACGAAACCATTACTGCGGTTGGCAATGTTGTTGGCGGCCAGCTGCTCGGTCCTGGCGTTTCTGCCACAGGTCAAGTCGGTACTGTTACGGCAAAAGTAACGCCTGTCCCAGACGAAGGTGATGTGGCTTATGGCCAGGTAGGGTCCGTTGGGAACGTACACGCGGTCGAGCTGTACACAGAAGACTGCCTTGGGTGGGGTGCGGGGCCTTGGAGTGGCGATGTTCCTGGCACTGGGCCGCAAGTTGCGTACGGTGATGAAGGTTGGGGCGATTCGCCCTGGAGCGGGGACACCAACGCCGACTATTATGACATTGCCTGGGGTGGTTGCCAGACGCATAATCCGTCAGTTGCATATACCGCCGTTGGCTCTGTGGGCGTTATTTCTGCTCCGCCGCTGGTCGGAGTCGAGGCCACGGGCCAGGTTGGGAATCTTGGCAATACGCACACGCTTGACCCGTTGACTGGCGTTCAAGCCACCGGCCAGGTTGGTACAGTCCTGCCGGGCATCATTGCAGCGTTGACTGGAGTTGAAGCCACGGGCTACGTTGGCACAATGGGCGTCATCCACAGCAATCCCTTGACCGGGGTGGAGGCGGTGGGTATAGTCGGGGATGTCTGCCCGCGCAATTGGACGACAATTGACACTACCCAGAATGCAAGCTGGGCTGTGATTCAATCTGCACAAGCGTCTAGCTGGCAGGCTATCCAAAACAGCCAAGATGCCGAGTGGGATCTTGTTGTGACAGAGGAATGTTGAGGATAAACGATGGCTTTAGTTCTAAAAGACAGGGTCCAAGAATACACCACGACGACGGGTACATCTGACTTCGTCTTGGACGGAGCCGTCCTTTCATACCAAACTTTCTCAGCTATTGGTAACACCAACACTACTTACTACACAGCGTTTGACCCCAATGCCGGGGATTGGGAAGTAGGTATTGGTACGTACTCCACAACTGGCCCAACGCTTACCCGTGACACGATTCTGGCCTCCAGTGCAGGGGGCGCCAAGGTATCTTTTGCTGCTGGACAAAAGAACGTATTTGCCACATACCCGGCTGAGCGCTCAGTCAATCTAAATTCTGCGGGTACGTACATCACCCCGTCTACGTTTGACACGGTTACGGCCAACACGGCTACGCTGACTGCTGGCACGATCAGCACAACGCCGTCCAACAGCACGGACATTGTTAATAAGCAGTACGTTGACACAACGGCGGCAACATCTTTGCATTACCACGCCCCGGTCTATGTGGAGTCGCCTGATACGGCTGGAAACTTAAATGCTACGTATAACCAGCCCGGTGGTCCTGGAGTTGGCGTTAACGCCACGCTGACTAATGCCGGAACAAAAGCTGCGCTGACCATCGACGGTATATTGATGACCGTGGGCAAGCGGGTTCTGATTTACAACCAGACCAATGCTTTTGAAAACGGGGTGTACACGGTTACCACTGTCGGAACGCCTGACCCTGGCGGCACGAACTGGGTCTTGACCCGAGCAACAGACGCCGATACTTACTCTCCTAGCAGCCCTAATGCTTTGGGTCAGGGCGATGCGTTCTTTGTTACGGCAGGTAACACGGGCGCTGGTGAGACGTATGTTTGCAATACGACTGGCACAATTACGTTTGGCACGACTGCAATCACCTTTGTCCAAATCTCCAGCGCTCAGGTGTACAACGCTGGCACGGGTCTAAACCTCAGTCCGGCAACTACGTTCAATATCTCGAATACCGGCGTGACTGCTACGACGTATGGCGGCGCATCTCAGATACCGACTATTGCGGTCAACGCTCAGGGGCAGATCACCAGCGCATCCAATACCACGGTATCGGTTGACTTGGCAACACAGGTCACGGGCAACTTGCCAGTAACCAACCTGAACAGCGGCACGAGCGCATCGGCTTCCACCTTCTGGCGGGGGGATGGTACTTGGGCTGTTGGTGTTTCTGGCCCGACAGGTCCGACCGGACCCACTGGCCCAACGGGTACGGCAGCTACGATTGCTGTTGGTACTACTACAACTAGCCCGGCAGGTGGCAACGCCTCGGTTGTAAATAGCGGCTCGTCAAGCGCTGCGGTGTTCGACTTCACCATTCCAACTGGTCCGACTGGTCCGACTGGTCCTACTGGACCCACAGGCTTAACGGGACCTACTGGACCCACGGGCGCCCCCGGACCTACTGGCCCTACCGGCCCTACGGGTTTAACCGGTCCTACTGGTGCTCCTGGACCCACCGGCCCAACTGGACCGACAGGTCCAACCGGCCCCACGGGCCTTGGCTATGCAGGTTTGACCTCAACCTCGTCGGTTGCAATTGCTACAGGCTCTAAATCGTTTACCGTTAACCAAGCGCAAGGCACGAATGCCTTTGTAGTTGGTCAATACATCCGCGTGTTTAATACCGCAACGCCAGCTAATTACATGGCGGGCACTATTACTGCGTATTCCAGCACAACGCTAACAGTCAGCGTAGACTCTATCGGCGGTTCAGGCACTTTTTCTGCGTGGACAATCACAGATACTGGATCACAAGGAGCTACCGGACCTACTGGACCCACTGGACCTACTGGACCCACTGGGACCACAGGAAGCCCCGGCCCGACTGGCCCTACTGGCCCAACCGGTCCGCCCGGACCTACAGGCTCCACTGGGCCAACCGGCCCCACCGGCCCCACAGGTTTGGGTTACTCTGGATTGACTTCTACGTCATCGGTTGCTGTTGGTACGGGTTCTAAGACTTTTACAACAAACCTAGCTTCTACGGCTACCGCATTCACCGTGGGTGAATATGTGCGCGTGTTTAACACGGCAACGCCAGCCAACTACATGGATGGCACGATCACGGCGTTTAGTAGCACAACGCTAACTGTTAACGTCGCTAATACGGGCGGTTCTGGTACGTTTGCAGCTTGGACAATTGTGGCGGTAGGCGCTCAAGGCGCTACAGGTCCGACCGGTCCCACTGGACCTACTGGCGCACCTGGACCTACTGGCCCCACTGGCCCGACTGGTTTAACTGGCCCGACTGGGCCGGCTGGCCCCACGGGAACAGCTGCAACCATTGCGGTTGGTACTACAACGACTAGCCCTGCTGGCGGTTCTGCTAGTGTCACGAACAGTGGAACATCAAGTGCGGCTACCTTTAATTTTACAATTCCCACTGGTCCCACCGGACCAACTGGCGGAACTGGACCCACTGGGCCAACCGGACCAACCGGACCCACTGGACCCCCAGGACCGACCGGCCCATCTGGAGCAACTATTGTCCGTGCGTGGGTTAACTTCAACGGAAACGCGCCCGTGTCTACACGCGCAAGTTCAAACGTAAGTAGCGTGACTCGTAACAGCACGGGTCTGTACACGATTGCTTTCACCAGTGGTTTGGGTGACGGCAACTACGTTGTACAGGGTACTGGGGGTAATAACTCTACCCAGCAGGCGGTAGTTTGCGTACCGTTTAACTCTACGGCGCCAAGTAGCGGTTCGTGTCAAATCCAGATTAACCAACAAAACGCGGGTTTGATTGACGTTAGTTGGGTAAGTGTTTCGTTTGTAAGGTAACCAGAGTAGCCAATGAACAAAGTCATTATTTTTAGAAATGAAAATGGCAGCGTTTCTCTCTGCTCTCCTACAGGTGAAATTACCGTAGAGCAAGTGCAGGCTAAAGATATACCTGCCGGAATCACGAGCTATATTGTTACAACCGATACGTTGCCTGAAGCAGACAATGATTTTTTTGATGCCTGGGTAATGCCGGAGCCCGGCATTGTGGCTGTTGATCTTGGACGCGCCAAAGAAATCACAAAAAACAGACTGCGGATAGAGCGCGAACCATTGTTTGTCGCCCTAGATGTTGCGTTTCAGCGGGCAATTGAAGCTGGTTCGGACACTTCCGCTATTGTTGCTGAGAAGCAGCGGTTGCGGGATATTACAAACCTTGTTTACCCCTGCACAACAACCGCCGAGTTGCGAGCCTTGAAAGTTACTGCATGAGCCACCTTCCAATTTGGTACATGGGGGCGGTAGACCCGGACATTTGCGATAGGGCGGTTGAAGACTTTTGCACGCTCCGCACCAGAGATGCCGCCATGGGCTCCGTAGGAGAAACCTTTGATCATAAGTACCGCAACACTACTGTTCGGTTTGCTGGGCCAAAGCATTGGTTTGAAGAGCACATGTTGCCGGTAGCTGCTTTGGGCAACGAGGTGTGCAAGTGGGACTTTAACGTCACAGACAACGAGCACATTCAGTTTGCCGAATACGGGCCAGAACAGCACTACAACTGGCATGCGGACACTTTTCCTTTGACCGGCAAGCCTATGGACCGCAAGATAACCGTGGTCTGTTTGCTTAACGAGCCGTCCGAATTCACTGGCGGAGAGTTCCAGATTCGGCTATATTCTGAATATACCGCTCCGTTGGTCAAAGGTTCCGTGATTGCATTTCCATCGTTTTTGGAGCATCGGGTAGTTCCGGTTACGTCAGGAATGCGTAAGTCGGCAACAATTTGGCTGGAAGGCCCTCGTTTTAGATAAGGACACAACATGTCTACATACTCTTCTGATCTACGGATTGAACTGATTGCCAATGGCGCCCAGGCGGGTACTTGGGGCACAACGACCAATGACACTTGGGCATACGTTATTGACCCCGCTATCACGGGGTTTCAAACCGTGGCGGTCTCCAGTGCCAATCAGGCGCTAACTTATGTCAGCGGATCTACGTCCACGGCGTCAGCCAACCAGGCTATTTATGCTTCGTTGGCGTTCACGACCAGCACGGGCGCTAACTTCAATGTCTATGCTCCCCCTGCGCCCAAGCAGTACATCATATGGAACAACAGTTCGTACACGCTGACAATTTACAACAGCACGGTAATCGGTAACACGACGGCTGCTGGCGCAGGTGCAGCAATTCCTGCCGGTAAAAAAGTCCAGGTGTTCAGTACTGGCACAAACTTCTATACGATTGAAGCGGCAAACCTGACAGGAACTCTGGCTATTGCTAACGGCGGCACTGGCCAAACTACCCAACAGGCCGCTATCAATGCCTTAGCTGGAGCTACTACTTCTGCACAGTTTCTGAGGGGTAACGGCACAAACGTCGTGATGTCGGCAATCCAAGTGTCGGATGTCCCCACGTTGAACCAGAACACCAGCGGCACTGCTGCTGGCCTTTCCGCAACTTTGGCTGTTAGTAGTGGTGGCACAGGGCAGACAACTCAACAAGCTGCCATTAACGCATTGGCTGGCGCCACGACCTCTGCGCAATTCTTGCGTGGTAACGGTACAAACGTTGTGATGTCGGCCATTCAAGTTGCGGATGTACCTACCCTTAACCAGAACACCACTGGACAAGCTGGTTCTGTTGCAAACTCTGTAACGTTCAATACGTCTGGCGGCGCGGCTGCTGGGTCGACATTCAACGGTTCCGCAGCACGCACGGTTGATTACTCAACGGTTGGGGCGCCGTCTACTACAGGTACTAACGCTTCGGGTACCTGGGGTATTAGTATCAGCGGTAACGCGGCCACAGCTACAAGTGCCACAAGCGCTTCGTCTGCATCCACGGCTACTACGGCTACGGCACTGACAACAGCCACTGGCTCTGCGCCTTCCTACTCTGCACGCGCATGGGTTAACTTTGATGGGTTTACTGGTTCATACCGTACAGTTGGAAACGTAAGTAGCGTTACGCGTACTGGTACTGGGAAATACACAATTGCTTTTACTACGGCATTACCTGACGCAAATTACACATTTGCTGGCGGTGCAGGAAACAACACTACTCAAAACCTGTCCGTGTGTATACCGTATAACTTGTCGGTGCCAACCGCATCTGGCTGTGACGTGGAAACTAACCAGCAGAACGCCGGCCTGATTGATGGCTCGCTAGTCACGATTACTTTCTTCCGTTAATTTGTGAGGTCTCGATGAAAAACGTCATAATTTATACCGGCAAAAACGGTGGAGTTTCAGTCTGCTACCCTTCTGGCGAACTGTCGCTGGAAGAAGTTTTGGCAAAAGATATCCCCGCTGGGGTTCAAAGCTATGTCGTTGATTACGACACGCTGCCTACAGGCGATAACGATTTCTTTGATGCTTGGAAACTGTCTGGTGGAACTGTGACGGTTGACTTGACTAAGGCCAAAGCCCTGACAAAAGACAGACTCCGGGCCGAGCGTGCGCCGTTGCTTGCTGCTCAAGATATTGCGTTTCAGCGGGCACAAGAAACAGGCGCTGATACTACTGCCATCGTTGCTGAAAAGCAGAGACTGCGCAACATAACAACGCTCGTCGATGCCTGCACGTCTACCACCCAATTGCGTGCGTTGCACTGTTAATCCAATGTGGATCCGGTCACTGCTTTCACGATGGTCAGCGGCGCTATCTCAGGCGTTCGCAAACTTTGTGCTCTGGTTAAAGAAGCTCAGGCAGCTGGTAAAGAAGTAGCAGACCTGACAAGCCAAGTAACTCAGCATGTTGGTAAAGTACTTGAGCACACGCAGGAGTTGAAAAAAGCAGAACTTGAAGTTAAGAAGAACCCACCAAAGGGGAAATCGCTTCAAGTTCTTGCTTTTGAGGAGGTCGCTAGGAAGATTGAGTTGAGGCAGCAGTACGAACAACTGCGCAACATGATCGTATACGAGCTAGGGTTACCAGGCGGATTCTGGGCGGATTTTGAGGCGACGGTGCATCGGTTGGAGCAGGAACATGAACAGGAGATGGAACTAGCCGAGCAGATGCAAAGGGAACTGGAATGGCAACGCAGGGTCAAACTAGATCAAATGCAAGAGGTGGCCCTGGAGGTGGTAATCGTTCTGGTAATGCTGGCGTATCTGGTCGCTCTAATCTGGTCAGTAATGTTGCACCAGAAGAACCGATTGGGGGTTTGGTTGGTATGACGATAATGGCGTTTTTGTTTGCCATCATGTTGCCGGTGATGATGTTCATGTACATCGACATGTATAAACTCAGGTTGGAGAACGAACGGATTACGCAGAAAATCGGTAAGTACCGACAATTGATTGAAAGGTGCGATAAGTGAGCGAACAGCAGGACAAAGCGCTAGGAGTTCTGGACAGGGTGCTGGCCTACGTGGACAGCCCGTTCAAGCTCATCGCCCTCCTGATCATGTTCGTGTTTGGGTTCTGCGCCTGGTTTGTTTATAGCAACCAGGAACTGCTGGTCGGAGCCTACAAGGAAAGCCAAAAGCTACCCAGCATCAACGAAGCACGGGCAGACGACGCGGCGGCAATCCTGTTCAAGTATGGCAACGCTCAGACTGTGGCTATCTTCAAGGTAAACCCGTTATTTGGCACCCGTGTCTTGTACCGGGCATATACAAAAGAAGGGCGTGATAAGCGCATGGAGGGAATCGATGTCGGTCTCTTTACCCAAAATCCCAACAATAACGCAGACGTTGTTAAGCTTATGGCAGGAGAGACGCCATGCGGTGATTACCACAAGCCACAAAGCGAAATCGGCCTGTGGTACGTCGAGGTTGGTGTCACCTACGGTTGTCGTATCTCTGTACCACCCGACGCAACACGTTTCATTGGTCAAATTACCGTCGGGTTCAAAGATCGACCTGAGAGCATAGAGGACGCCCAGTCCATGTTGCTCATCGCTTCATCCATGTTAACCAAAAAGAGTTACTAATGGGACTATTAGACACACTTACCGGCGCCGCCAGCACTACCCCCATGGGAGCGTTGCTCAACGTGGGGAGCAAGATTCTCGACCGCGTTCTCCCCGACCCGGCGGCAAATGCTGCGGCCAAAGCGGAACTCCTGAAGATGGAGCAAGAAGGTGAGCTGGCCCGCCTGGCCAATGAAACCAAGCTGTACGAGACCGAGCAAAACAATTTGACCAAACGCTTGGAAGCCGACATGGCCAGCGACTCGTGGCTATCTAAGAACATCCGCCCCATGACGCTTATTTTCTTGCTGCTTGCTTACAGCGGGTTTGCCGTGGCGTCAATGTTTAACTATGAAACCCGGGGCGCCTATGTTGAGTTGCTGGGGCAGTGGGGCATGCTGGTGATGTCCTTCTACTTTGGTGGCCGTACCCTGGAAAAAATTGCCGATAGGGTTAAAAAATGAACCTCTCCGAACACTTTACCCTGGAAGAAGCCACGTACAGCGAGACGGCTATCCGCATGAATATCAACAACCAGCCGGACGAGCGCCAACTGGAGAACATGAAGTCTGCTGCCGCCCAGCTTGAGGCTGTGCGTGCATTGTCGGGCCCCTTGCGAGTCAACTCCTGGCTGCGCTTGCCTGATGTCAACGTGGCGGTGGGCGGCTCCAAAGTTTCCAGTCACATGGATGGCTGGGCGATCGACGTGTCTAGTTCCAAACACACCCCGCTGGAGCTTTGCCGTATGGTTGAGGGCGCCGGGATAAAATTCGACCAGATGATCCACGAGTTCGGGCGCTGGATGCACATCAGTTTTGCCCCCGAGATGCGCCAGCAGAAGCTGACGATCTTTAAGCCGGAGGGTAAGTACAAGGTTGGCATTTTGACCGAGGCGGACTATCATTCAGCCTGATAGGGGGTCCCCGTGCCATTACAGAAACTTCAGTTCCGACCGGGTGTCAACCGGGAATCGACCACGTTGGCTAACGAGGGCGGTTGGTTCGAGTCCGATAAGGTTCGGTTCCGTTCCGGCTATCCCGAGAAGATTGGTGGCTGGGTCAAGGATACGGGCGTAGCGGACACCAATCCTCCGGCTACAGGTACTATCTGGGGCGTTTGCCGCTCCATGTGGAACTGGATTACGCTGTCTGCATACAATCTATTGGGTCTTGGCACAAACCTGAAATTTTATATCCAGGACGGCGCTAACGGCACTTTTTATGATGTTACCCCCATTCGTCTAACCCACACGACTGTTGCCAACGCATTTACAACGGACGGCACTACAACAGTTATTGTGAACGACCCGGCCTATGGCGGGATTGACGGTGATTTTGTAACCATTTCCAATGTGTCTGGCGCTGTAAATGGAATCCCCGCCGCGTCTTTGAACGGTGAGTTTCGCATTACGTACATTGACTCAAGCCACTACTCCATCACGTCTCCGGTCACCGCAACATCAAGCGGTACTTCTACTGTTACGGCGGATTTTGCATATCAAATTAACACTGGCCTTGAAACATACGGTTCTGGTGTTGGCTGGGGCGCTGGCGGATGGGGTGGTATTGGAGCAAGTACTACTTGGGGGTGGGGTTCTCCGGCTCCTGTTGGCATAGGTATTCAGCCCCGTGTCTGGAGTCAGGCAAACTTTGGCGAATACTTGATTTTCAACCCTCGCGGCGAACCGTTGTACATCTGGACGACAAACGCCAACCCAAACACGTTTGACCGCGCTCAGCTTCTTGGCCCAGGATCAAGCGTTACTACTCAGTACGGCGTCGTTACGGTAGATGCGTTCTGTCCGACGGTTGCAAACTTTGTCATGGTGTCGGATGCTTCACGCTTTGTGCTGGCGTTTGGTGTAAACGATCCAGTCACTAGTATTCAAGACCCCATGCTCGTGCAGTGGTCGGACCAAGAAAGCTACGCTACCTGGGAACCGCTGGTCACAAACCAGGCGGGTAGCTATCGACTGAGCCGTGGGTCGGAGATCGTCACGGCGATTCAGACTCGTCAAGAAATTTTGGTGTTGACTGATGCAGCCGTTTATTCCATGCAGTATCTTGGCGCACCACTCGTCTGGGGCTTTCAAATCATGGGAGACAACATCTCCATCATGGGCCCCAACGCTATTGTTACAGTCAACAACATCACGTACTGGATGGGTGTCGACAAGTTCTACATGTACTCCGGTCGAGTGGAAACCCTTCCGTGCACCCTCCGTCAGTTTATCTATGACGACATTAACGTCCAACAGGGTTACCAGGTATTCGCGGGAACCAATGAGGGTTATAACGAAATCTGGTGGTTTTATTGCTCTGCTTCTTCTACCACGGTAGACAAGTATGTAGTTTATAACCACCTTGAGCGCACCTGGTACTACGGCACCATGACGCGCAGTTCTTGGCTGGACAGCCCGCTGCGATCGCAGCCGATGGCGACACCGTACGCCAACTCCAACAGTTCTTTGGTCTATCACGAAACTGGGAACGATGATGGTACAACTAGTCCCGCTTCTCCGATTGTTGCTTACGTTCAGTCTTCCGATTTTGATATTGGTGACGGCCACAACTTTGGCTTTGTTTGGCGTCTGATCCCCGACATCACTTTTGACGGTTCGGACGTTAATCAACCTCAAGCCAATTTCACCGTGCGCCCGCGTCAATTTCCAGGCACCAACTACGGTACGTCGGATAACCCGGTGGTGGCCAGCACGCAGAATTACTCTAGTGTTCGGTCTTACAACGTGCAACAGTTTACTGAGCAGGTCTACGTCCGTCTGCGTGGTCGTCAAATGGCGTTCCGTGTGGAGTCTGACCAGCTTGGCGTGTCGTGGCAGTTGGGAACCCCGCGCATGGACGTGCGCCCGGATGGTCGTCGATGACTTTGTACGTTTACACCGAACAAGACCTGCAAAGGTTTGTTGCGCCACGCCTGGCAGCAGCCCCGGTCGAGTACGACCAGCGGTTCATGGATCAGTACACCAACATCCTGCGCCTGTACTTCAACCAGCTAGACGCATTCAAAAGTCAGCTTCAGACAACGACGGTATCGCCTAACGCCGACGGCACAAACATCTATTTCCCCAACGGGGCGTTTTCATCCTCTGCTTCTCAAACAGCGGTCAGCACTACGGCGGCGTACGACGTTACGTTTACCAACACTGATGCGTCTAATGATGTTTCGTTAGTGGGTGGGTACCAAGTAACTACTGCTAAGGCCGGGCGGTATAACTTTCAGTACAGTATCCAGTGCGCTAATCTGGCCAACTCCACGGAGTCTATTGACGTTTGGTTTCTTTATAACGGCGCCAACATACCGCGCTCCAACACCCGGATCGGCATGGCTGCACGTAAAAATCCGGCAACGCCGTTCTATGCAGTAGGCACAGTGAATTTGCTTGTTGACATGGCCGTAGGGGACCACGTTAGCTTGCGGTGGAACACCACAAATACCAGCGCATTTATTCAAGCCGACCCCGCAGGAACGTCTCCCACACGCCCAGCGATACCGTCCGTAATCTTTACGGCAACGTTTGTGTCAAAGATCTGAAAATGTTACGATTCAACCAATTTACAGGAGAGCACCATGGGTACTGGTGTAGGTGAAGCCGCCCTGGCGGCGGAGATTGCTGGCGGTGCTGAAGTTGCCGCTGGAGCAGGTTTTCTTGAAGGAATGGCGGGTGTCTCCGCGCTTGAGGGTGCGGGCGTTGCCGGTCTGGGTCTTGGCACGGGCGCGGGTCTTGGTACCGGACTAGCTGGTGCTGGTGGTCTGGGCGCATTGAGCCCTGCTTTTCAAACCGCCCTTGGCGAAACCGCCATATTTAATCCTGAGATTGCCGCGCAGACGGCGCAGTTTGCCAATGTGGGGGCCCTGCCTTCCGCTAACGCAGCCTTGGGTGCAGGTCAGATTGGTGACCCGACGCTGTTGGCCCAGCAGTTTGGTAGCGGTATTGCCAACGTAAACCCGGCAGCTCCTCTGTATGAGATGAATGCGCTGGAGACAGCGGACGTCATGAAGAACATCGACCCCAATATGGTTCAGGGGTATATGCCGATGGACACCCCTAATGCGGCAAATATGGCAGAGAAAGCCCGCTTTGCGGACTATTGGGCTAAGTACCCCTCAACGCTTGGCACTGCTGCAACACCTGCCGATGTAGCACAAGCTATGGACGCCGGGTTTAATCCCGCTACCGCTACAACTGAAATGGGCGGTAATCTGGCGCGGCAGACAATGAACTATGTTGATCCCGCAGACATGGCACGGGCATCTGTAAACGCAGCGGACGCGGCCAAGTCTCCGTTCTTCAACCCCCTGTCCTCCATCTACAACGTCTATAAAGAACAAGATCCGTTGACACAGGGCGTTATGAAGTACGGCGGTATGGGCCTTGGTGCACTGCAAGCCGCCAAATACCTGAACAAACCCCAAGGCGTGGCGGCTTCTGAAAAGTATTCGGGCCCGCTGTCCAAGTTCAGCTACAGCCCCAGCACGTACACCCCGTATACGTATAAACCCTATGCTGCTGGCGGTCCGGTAGAAGAGATGTCCCGTGAAAACGCAATCGGGGCTAATACGGGTTATCCCCAATCCGACATCCAGCAAGGCGCCTACGCTACCCCCTGGCAAACCCCCATGTCACGCAATGTCGTGGCCGATGCTGGGGACACCGGCGTGGATCAAATGACGGGCATGGAGCGCATGGCGGGCGGCGGTATTGCAAACCTTGGCGGCTACTCTGATGGTGGGCGCCTGCTCAAAGGCCCAGGGGATGGCATGTCTGACAACATCCCCGCTACGATTGGGCGTAAGCAACCAGCCCGTCTGGCCGATGGCGAGTTTGTGGTTCCGGCAGATGTTGTGTCTGGTCTGGGCAACGGCTCTACCGATGCTGGCGCCAAGCAGTTGTACAAGATGCTGGACAAGGTCCGCTCGGCTCGTACCGGCACCAAGAAGCAAGGCAAACAGATTAACCCCAACAAGTACACACCCGCATGAACCTGAAAATTCAGCACGTCGAGACCGATCACGTCCAGCAAGTCTGGCCGATGGTGGAGTCCTTTCTGAACGACGCGCTGACCAAGGGTGTGGATTTTCCTGAGTGGGCTACGTCTTACAACATCCACCATGTTCGGCAATATGTGGCGGGGGGACAGTGGCTCCTCTTGGTGGCGGCGGACGAAGAGAATAAAATTCATGGGGCGGCCACCGTGTCGTTCATCAACTACCCCCTGCACCGTGTGGCGTTTGTCACCTGTATTGGGGGCAAATTAATTTCCAGTAAGGAGACCTTTGAGCAGCTCAAGGTAATCCTGAAAAGCCGAGGCGCTACGAAAATCCAAGGGTCAGGACGAGACGCCATCGTCCGGTTGTGGAAACGCTACAACTTTGAACCCCGCAACACTCTGGTCGAGGCATTGCTATGAGCTACTCACGTCGTCAACTTTACGCCATGGGCGAGACCCTGGGCGAGTGCGTTACCCGCAAAGAAGGCGGTCGAATCATTTACGGTGGCGGTGGCGGCGGTTCTCCGGCCCCGACTTCCAATACGACCAATACCTCGAACATCCCCGAGTACGCCCGTCCGTACGTAGAGACCATGCTGGGCGCCACCCAGCAACAACTGTTCAATACCGCGCCTGGCCCCGATGGCACCACGCAGATTACCAGCGTCAAACCGTACCAGGCTTTTGGTGCCCCGGTTGAAGGTAGTCAGTACGGTGCGGGTATGGGTCCTGGCGAAATGGGTGCTGCGCGTTCTGCCTATGCCCAGTTTGATCCGTTGCAAAACACCGCCTACCAAGGCGCGGCAAATCTTCAAGTTCCGGGACAATTCGGTCAAGCTACCGAGGCCACCGGGGCGGGCATTGCTGGCCAGTTTGGTACTACCGGTCAAGCCGGAATGTACGGCGGTCTCGGTGCCCAATACGGCGGCATGGGGGCACAAGCAGGGCAGCGTGCCGGTATGTACGGCAATATGGGCGCACAAGCAGGACGTCAGGGCATGGGCTATGGCGGCATGGGGGCGCAAGCAGGCTTACAAGGCATGCAGTATGGGGCTGAAGCTGGACAAGCAGGCGCACAGTACGCACAGCAGGCAACTGATCCTTACGCGCAACAAGCATATATGTCGCCGTATATGCAGAACGTGGTGGATGTGCAGCAGCGCGAAGCCCAGCGTGCATCGGATATTTTGGGCGCACAGCAACGCAGTCAAGCTACTCAGCAAGGTGCATTTGGTGGCAGTCGCCAAGCGTTAATGGAAGCAGAGCGCCAACGCAATTTGGCTACGCAAATGGGCGGTATCCAAGCCACCGGGCTGCAATCTGCATTTGAACAGGCACGTCAGGCTCAGCAGTTTGGTGCCAATCTCGGACTACAAGGCAAACAAGCTGCCATGCAAGGCGCTGGTCTCGGTATTCAAGGTGCTCAAGCCGGTATGCAAGGCGCCGGTCTAGGTATTCAAGGTGCCCAGACAGGTATTCAGGGGCAGCAAGCCGGTATTCAAGGCGCTCAAGCTGGTATGCAAGGTGCTCAGGTTGGGCTCCAGGGTGTTGGTGCACAGCAAGCCGGTTATGGCCAGGCCATTCAAGGCGCAGGTCAGCTGGGCAATTTGGGTACGCAGCAATTGGCAGCTCAACAAGGCGTTCTGGGTACGCAAAGTCAATTTGGTGCTCAGCGACAGGCCTATGACCAAAACGTCATTAACCAAGCCATCCAGAACTACGCGATGCAGCAACAGTATCCGCAGCAACAATTGGCGTTTATGAATGCCCAGCTTCGCGGTCTGCCCATGCAAGCGAGCACGACACAGTCGTACCAAGCCCCGCCGAGCTACTTGTCCCAGGCAGCAGGTTTGGGCATGCTCGGCTACGGCTTGAGCAAGATGGGCAAGAAGGGTGGCCTGCCCAAGGACTTTGAGAAGAAAAAAGACGACGCTCCCGGCGGCCTGCAAGCCCTGGCCCTGTCGAAAATGTAAGGAACGACCATGGCAATGAATCCCCAAAACGTCTTGTCGTCGCTCCGTATGATGAGCGACCAGCAGTTGCAGCAGTATGCTGCAATGCACAAAAACGACCCGTTCATCTTCCCGTTGGCGTTCCAAGAAAGCCAGACGCGCAAGCAGATGCGCTCAGAGTCGCAGGCAATGCAGCCCCCTGCACCAAAGGTGGCTGACCAAGCGTTGGCATCCATGGCACCCATGCCCGAGGAAGTGGGTATCGGCGCTCTCCCGGCTAAGAACCTGGAAGGCATGTGCGGCGGCGGTATCGTGGCGTTTGATGAGGGTGGTGAGGTGCCCCGGTTCCAGAATACCGGTTTGGTAGTTGGGCCGCAGTATGACTTCAACGCTTTTTTGCGGCAGATGGGTATTTCTCCGCAAGAATTTGTGGCCTCAGACCCAATGCAACAAAAGAACATCCGCGAAATGTTCAATCAAACGCACGGCGCACCGCAAACAGCAGCCGCCCCCACAACCCCTGCCGCTACGCCAAGACCCCCCACCATGACGGAGCGCGGGATTACCGCTATTGGTAACGCTGCGTCCAGTGCAGGTAACTACCTGTCACGCGGGCTAAGCGGTCTGGGCAAAATAGCTCCGGGGTTTGCAATTGCTGAAGGGCTTTTTGGACCGCCGCCAGAAGAGTATTTAGAACGCAAAAGACGCGAAGAAGCGCTTGCACGCGCCACAAAAGCAGGGGAAGCGTTTGATCCGACTACGATGGCTTCAGTTGCCGCTGGCGCCAAAGACCTTCCCGCAATGCCCGCTAACAAAGACGTGTTTGGTGGCGCAGGTGCATCTGGTAATGCCGGAACAGCCCCCACAGCCGATACTGGGGCACAACTGCGTCCAGGCGGTGGTATGGGGATTGGGTTCAAGCCTGGTGAGGGCTTGGGTTTGGGCACACGTCCTGGCACATACATGTCCGAGTTGGAATCTATGCAGCCCCAGGGTGAGGTCAAGAGCCCGTTTGAGTCGCAAATTCGTGCTGCGGGTCTAGCTGAAACCAAGGCAGCCGAAGACTATCAGAAGCTGCGCGAGCAGCAGATAAAAGATGCCGGACTTGCCGGGGTTGATCAAGAACGCCGCCTCAAAGCACGGGAAGAGAAGCTGGTTAAGACTGAAGGCGAGGTTGGCGGTCTGGCGTTGCTCAAAGCTGGCCTGGCTATCATGAGCGGCTCATCTCCGTTTGCCCTCCAGAACATTGGTTCCGGCGCTCAGGTGGGCGTAGAAGAGTACACCAAGGGTCGTGAGAAGATTGATGCTGCCCGTGAACGTTTGGACGATGCGTTTGATCGTTTGGATCAGGTTCGCCGTGGCGAGCTGATGATGAACCAAAAAGAGCAGGCCCAGCTGCAACGCGATGTCAACAAGACAATCGCCCAGACCGAGAAGGACGTGCTGGCCGGTGCCCGCGAAGCCTACGGCTGGAAGAAAGAAGATACCCGGGCTGCCTTCAACGCCTACGTTGCGGATCGCCGCATGGGTGCAGAGATTACTTCTCGTGAGCGTCTTGGTATTGCCGACATCAACGCCCGGTTGCAAGCTGCCCAGATTAACTCTCCGCTCAACGTGTACCAGCAGCTGGGTGCAGCCAAGCCAGACAGCGCACTGCGTAAGGGCTTTGACCTCACACAGCAAATGCGTAACTCAGGGCTGTACGGGCTTCTTGGCAAGTATGCAGATCCGATGGAGCTGGAGCAGCTGCGGACGACCAACCCCGAGATGTACGCCATGGTTGTTGCGCAAATGCAAAACGCGCTTGGAAAAGGACTGGGGGCGTCAGCACTACCCGCCAACGCAGCCATACTTCCGGCCAAGCAATAAAACAGCTACACTGCTGTTGTGCGTAGAACGCGCCGTCGCACCGGCGCACTAAAATTCGAGACCCTGTATGCCAAAGTACTACCAACTTCCAAATGGTGCCTACTACGAAGCTCCCGATGAGCTATCTCCAGGCGAAGCGTACAAGCAGGCATTTAGGGATTACCCCGAGGCGTTTGGTGGTCCGGCGCAAAAAGGCCCGGAGTCCGGGTTCTTGCCTGCCGCCAAGGCCGGTATCTCCTCTCTTACATCCGACATTGCTGCACTTGCGGGCCGTACTGGCCTCATGGACGAGGCTGCTGCTGAAAAGAAAATCCAGGCAGAAGAAGAGTACCGCAAGCGTATCTTCAAACCCACGCAAACCTGGGGTGAAGCCCCGGTAACCAAGGGTCTGGAGCTATTGGGCGGTTCGTTGCCGTACATGGCTGCCCCCTTGGTAGCTGGCGTTGCCGGTGCTGCCACGCCTATTGCGGGTGCCGGGGCTGCTGCAACCGGGCTTGCCTCTCTTGCTCAGTTTGCGGGTTCCAACTTGTCTCGTCAAATTGACGAGGGCACGCGGCTTGGCCAGACGGATATAGGTGCGGCCTTTGGCGCTGCCGTTCCCCAGGCTGCGCTTGATGTGCTGTCGTTCAAGATGGCGCCTGGTATTCGACAAATCTTTGCTGCTGCCGGTAAGGAAGTGCCGGAAAAGGCCGCAGAGCAGATCGCCAAACAGGGCACCATGCGCACGCTCCGTGACTACGGTATTGCCACCGGCAAAGCCATGGGAGCAGAAGGTATTACGGAAGCTGGGCAGCAGTTCTTTGAACGCCTGCAAGCCGGGTTGAACCTGACCGATGCAAAAGCCCGTGACGAGTACTGGGACAGCCTGGTTGGCGGTGCTGTTCTTGGCGGCGCCTTGGCGCCTGCTGGCCGTTACGTTGAGCGTGGGCAGATTGCCCAACGCCAGGCCCAGGAACAGCGCGACCTAGAGGCCAAGAAAGCCGCCGAGGAAGCCAAGCTGGCTGCGGCAGAAGCTGAACAGCTCAAAGCCTACCGGCAAACGCCCGAGTACCTGACCGATATTCAGCAACGTTATGCCACCCTGGTTGAGCAAGAACAAGCGTTGATTGCCAAGACCAAGATCAAACCGGAAGGTACTGACCCGGCGTCCATGAAGATTGCCGAAGAGGAGAAGCGGGCTGCGCGTAAAGAGCTGGCTGACTTCAAATCGTCCGACGACTACCAGAAGACGTTGGCTGAGTTCATTGAAGCCAAGCCGCTCCTCAAACAGATTGACCAGAAGCGCAAAGCTACCGAGGCAGTGTTTGGTCAGCAAGACTTGTACACCCCGGAAGATACGTCGCCCGCTGCCCAGGCTCTCAGCCTGCAAGCCCAGATTGATGATCTGAAAAAACAGCAAGCCAAGAAGGGTTTGACCCTGGCAGAGCAACAGCCGTTCCAGAACCGCATCAACGCGCTGGAAGAGCAGCTGTACGGTAAAGAGGGTAAAGAGGGCATGGTGCCCAGCATGCCTGAGTACACCGAGGCCAAGCGTCAGCTTGATGAGATGATCAAGCGGGCAGGTGAGGGGTTGACTGCTGCTACGACTACTGCCGACCTTCAGCGCAACACCGACAACTTGCAACGCCTGGAAAAAGCAAAAGCGGACCTGGAGAAGTTGCGCCCGCTCATCCAGACGCCAACGGCGCAGCCGTCTTTGGCCCAGCTACGTGATCAAGTAGATGCAGCCCAACAAAAAGGCGACACCAAAGCATTGCAGCGTTTGACCCCGATGCTGGCTGAAGCGGAGAAGACCCCTGAGCTGCCGTTTGCTACCGGCTACGAGTCCGAGAACCAGCTGGCCGCCGAGATTGCGCAGGGTCGTGAAGACGCTACTCGCCGCCGTGAAGTTGTAGAAGCCGAGACCAACGCACTGCTACGTATTGGCCAGCGCCCGCTTACGCCGTTTGCCTTGGGCCGCCGTGAGGCTACGCTGCGTGAGGCACGTGAAACGTTGCGTGCAGCAACTAAACCTACCGGACGTACCGTGTCCAAAGGCACCGCCTACCAGGTTGTGGATGGCAAACTGGGTGCTGCCACCGAGGTGTCTAAGATTGTTCGCCGCAATGAGCAGGACTGGGACGCGTTTGGTAAAGACCTGCAAGAGCGTGATTTCCGTACCGTTGGTGAGCGTGAGCGTTTCCGCCAAGAACTCAAGGACAAGCTGAAAGAGCTTGAGGCTGACTACAGCCAATTCACCGAGCCGTCACCGGCGTTGCAGAAACTCCATCAGACATACGTCGACGCTATTAAAAAGACGTTAGCAGACGTTGAGAAGAAGTTGGCCCTGACCTCGCAAGCCAAAGGCGACGTTGAGTCCATGATCATGACCGCCAGCGATGAGCGTGTTGCTGACCTGATTGACCGTTTGCTTGGCCCGGCCACCGCACGTACCGCAGAAGAAAAAACCCAGCGCCCGCTGGAGGGTATGCAGCCTTCGCTGTTTGACGTTGAGGCACAAAAGAAAATTGCCGCAGGTGCGCTTGAGACCCGGTTGCCGCAGAAAGCTGAATCGCAAGCACGTGGTGAACTGCCGATCGAACAAGCCCAACGCTTGATGGAAGAGGCGCAAAGTCTGCGTGCTTTGATAACGGACTACAGCAACAAGATTCAACGTGCCGGTCGTCCAACCAAACCAGAAAAAATTGCAGAGCTAGCCGACCTGAAGAAGCTACGTGACGACGCCAAGGATTTGCTGGAGATTACCCAGAACCAGTACGAGCGCCTTGTGCAGATGCAGACCCCGGCATATGCGGCTACGGAAGCTGCACCGACAACCGCCGATTTATTTGGTGGGCTGGAAGAAGCTCGGTCCGAACAAAACAGAATCCAAGACAACCTGGATCGCCTGTATGGTGAGCGCGACAAGCTGCGCTCTGACCTTCAACGCCGTGGCCAGATGGGTGCTACCCCGCAGCTGCAAGCCCTGGTTGACCAATACAGCAAAGACACCCCGCGCCTGCGCCAAGTTGAGGACGAGATTGCCCAGCAAGAAGCCGAACTTGAGCGGGTAAGCGGCAAGACCAGCGCCCGGTTTGACGAGTTTATCCAGGCCCGTGAGGCTGAACGCGGTGAGGCAGAAGATAAACGCACCCGCACTTTGCCCGGATTTGAGCGCCGTGCTGGCGTTCGTCCCGTTGATGAGCAACAGCTGCGTGATGCCCGTACCGAGTTGGTGGCACTGCAAAACACCGGGGAAGAGCTGCGTAAAGTTCAAGCCTCGCAAGACAAGGATCCAACCCGGTACCTGCGCCAGCTGGCTATCCAGAAGAACGAGCAGTACGAAGCGTTCCTGACACAGGCTGATGACCCCATCATTCAGACCTGGCCGATTGAAAAACTTACGTTGATGAAGCGTAAGTACCCCAAGCGCATTGACCCCACGCAACGGGATGTGGAGTACTTTGACGCCCTGCGCAAACAAGTTAAGTATCTTGAAAACATTATGCGCGGCGGCAAACGCCGGGATGTTGAGCAGGCAGTCCAAGATAACCTAGCCAAACAAGATCAGGCACGTGCACGTATTGCTGAACTGGAAAGCCGCCAACGCGCATATGAGCAGCAAGAAGCCGTGCGTACTGGTGCGGCCCCTGGTGAAGCAGAAGCTCAACGTTTGATTGAGGGGGCGGGCTATCGCACCCCCTCTGGTGCTACCCGCAAGGCACCCAAGAAACTGGCAAGCTGGGGCATTACAGCTATTACCAAGAAGAACGCAACGCCGGTAGCACCGGCCAAGGTTGCTGCTACGTCTAACGTGCTGCGGCAATACCAGAAAGAAACCGAGGAAGCAACGACTGCGGGCGCGGCAAAGCAAGAGTCGCTTCAGAAGAAGTTGGCCAAGGCTACCAAGAACCTGGAAAACCTAAACAACGTTTTGAACCAGGTGTACCCGGAGAGCGTGGCCACGGCAACCGAAGAAGAAATTACCAACCTGTTGGCCGCAGGCATGACGCCAGAACAACTGGCGGATATGCGCGACATGGGTAAGGTGTACCTTAAACTTAAAAACTCTGTTGCAGGCAACACCGTAGCCGACGTTATTGCCCGTCTTGAGGCGGAGAAAGAGCGTTTGTCAGGCCAGCTTGGTCGGTTCACAGGACGACGTGGGTCTGTGGCGGAAGAGAAAGAAAACAAGAAAGTAAGCCAGACTATCCAAGAGCAGCTCCAGGACCTGACCAAAACCATCCGTGACCTGAGCGCGCAACCAAAGAGCAAGGACCCGTGGACCGCCGCATTTAACGCGTTGATCCAAGAGACCAACGCCAAGGCGTTGATTACATCGCAAAACGTGGGGTATGAAAGCCTAGCGTTGCAGGGGGCCAAGAACCGCCTTGATGCGTTCGAGAAGGCTGCTCAAGATGCTCTAGTGGCTGTGGATGCTGAGCCGGATTCTCCGTCAAAAGCCATGCGGTTGGCCAATGCACGTGAAAAGCTGGACCGTATTACCCGGCGGCTTCCCATCAACGACAACGCCTATAACGCTACGCTTGACGCATACAACAAGGCCGTTGACGAGTTTGACGGCTACCAGGCCGCATACCAGACGGCTCGAATTGAGCAGCTGTCTTTGCTTCAGGCTTACGGTAACGATGTCAAGAAAGCAATTGACGCAGAAGTTGCCAACATCCAAGCTCTAACGCCGCAGTTGGAAGCACAAGCCAAAGAGAACGCTGACCGCGCTGCCGAACTGAAAAAGGCAAACCAGGCGTTGGCCAAGGCCAAGATCGAGGAGCGCAAGAAAGCGGCAGAGGTGGTACCGCCCCAAACTGCGGGCCTCACCTATTCCGCAAACGAGCGCCGGGCGCTACAGCGCATCCGCGAGGGCCTGGGCTTGCCCGGCACCCGCTACGAGACAGACACCACTTCCGAGCTGGTCACCAAAACCAAAGCGGCCATCCGTCAAACGCTTACCCTGGAACAGGCCAAGCTGGATAAAGCCCGCGAAGCAGACGACGTGGCTAAAGTGCAAGAGCAGACGCTCAAGGTGCAAGAGCTTCAAAAGGCGTTTGAAAGCGTGCAGGACCTGGGCGAGCGTGTCGTTACGCCGGTGGGTGAAGGCGCCGAGGAGCGTGTGGTTGAGCGTGAGGAGTCTGGCGTGCTGCCTGGCACCCGCCTCCCCCGCCGTCGCGTTGGACCTGTAGCTCGCGTTGGTACGCAGCCCCCGGGGCAGATGCTGTCTGGTACTGCTGAATCCCGCGAGGCTATCTCCAAGGGCAACCGCCCAATGCAGACGGGTACCCAACGCTTGACCGCTGCTGATATGAATCAGCAAAACGCCACGTCGGTTAGCCTGGCTGTGCTGCAACAGCAACGCGATGCCGCTACCGGGGACCGCAAGACGCAACTCGATGCCGCGTTCAAGGCCGCTACTGACGGCATGACCGAAGCCCAGATCAACGACAAGATCAAAGAAGGTAACGATCTTATCAAGGTGCCTGGAGCAGCTACCGTTGTGGCTGCCCGTGAAAACGTACGCGCTGCTAACGAAGAGTTGAAAGCTGCCGAAGCCGAACGTAGAGCCGCTACGACCCCGGCAGCTAAAGAGATTGCACAAGACACGGTGGACGCGGCTCAGGCCAAACTTGACCGCGCATACGCCAAGCTGGAAGCAGCACAGAACGCGGTTGCTGTTGGGATCGAGCCCAACGTAACGCCTAAAGACGCTGTGCAAAAAGCGTTTGATGAAGCTGCTGAAAGAGAGCTGCGCCAGAAGACGGACAAGACCCGCGCTACTCAGGCCAGCGAAGACATCTACGGCGAAGACGTGGCGATGGAGTACACCACCGCTACCCGCACGGAGTCCAACGCAGCAACGCAGGAAGCCATCAAGGACGGGCGCTTCATGGAAGCGGTTGAGCGTCTGGCTGTGGATAGCGACAACCCGTTGATCCGTGAGACAGCCAACGACATCCGTCGTCTGTTGATGCGTACTAAAGTTGTCATTGATCCTGAGCTGACGGTAAATGGCAAGCCAGTCCCGGCCGCCTACGACCCGGTAACCAACACCGTCAAGTTCCGTTCCGAAGCCATTACGGACGAGGACATCATCCACGAAGCCGTCCATGCTGTTACGCTGCAAGTGCTGCGCACACCTGACGGGAAACTCACGCCGCAGCAACGCAACGCCAAGCGCGAGTTGATGGCCATCTACAAGAAAGCGGCTGAGCGCGGGGACTTGCGGAAAGAGTACGGTATTACGGACGTGGAAGAATTTGTGTCCGAGATGCAGTCTAACTCGGAGTTCCGTGCCGCTGTGGACAAGCAGCCCTGGTACAAGCGGTTCTGGCATGCGCTCACCCGTTTGTGGAGTAACAAACCGATTGAGAAGATTAGTGCTCAAGCCAGCGACTTGATCAAACAGCTGTACCTGCCGTCTACGAATGTGCTGGAAGGCAAGCAGGTTGCGTCTATCTTCCGTCGGGAAGCGCCCGTGCAGTCGTCGCTGGTGGCAACCGATCAGCCAGGCAAGCTGGCTACCCTGCGCGGCAACTTGTTCGGTCTGTCTGGCCGAGTGCAATACATCGACCGCCTGGCTGCTGCCGATGCGGGTATTGTGGCTGCCGAGGGTGCGGGCAAGTTGTCTTCCACCGAGGCGTTTAACGCCCAGTACTTCATGCGTATGGGGGACAAAGTTACGCAGGCGGCTGGCCAGTTCATCACAAGCGGTCCCGTCCGTATCGTGGCTGACAAGCGCAGTACCGGCGTTGAATACCGCTACGAGTCTACCGATGGCCCGACCCTGCTGCGTATGACGGAGCACCTGGAGCGCGGAGCCAAGGCCGCCAACATGTCCCCGCAAGAAGCCGAGGTGATGCTGACTACCCTGATTGCTGGGCAGCGTGCCAACTCCTTGGTCAACGGATGGGAGCGTTTGCAGTCCGACAACCCCGCAGCGGCCAAGGCCGAATATGCCAACGCCCAGGCGCGTATGCGTGCCAACCCCAAGCTGGCAGAAGCTATGGAAGCTGCGATGCAGGAGTACAAGTCCTACAACGAGGGCCTGCTCAACTTTGCCGCGCAGTGTGGCTATCTCAGCAAGGACGAAGTTGCTCGTCTGAACAAGCTGCCCTACGTGCCGTTCTACCGTGTTGAAGACGGCAAGGTCCAGCTCAACGTGCTGGGCGAGCGCCCGATCACCATCGGCAACTTGAAGGACAGCCCGGACCTCCAGCAGTTCTTGGGCGACAACAAGAAGATCATGCCGATCCTGACCAGCGCCGTGCAAAACACGTTCATGCTGACCCGGGCGTCCATGCGCAACAAGTCGGCCATGGAGACCAGCAACGCCCTGTTCAAGGCTGGCTTTGTCAGCAAGATGGGTAAGGGCCCCGGCCTGGCCAATCCAAGCACCGTGCACTACAAGATCGACGGCGCCGACCACTTTGCCACGATTGACGCCGACACGTTCGGTATCCCGGCAGAGCTGATTGTGCGCGGCATGGAGGGTATCAAGACGATTGTGCCCGACGTAGTGAAGATGCTGGGTATCCCGGCCTCGGTCCTGCGCAAGTTCATCACCCGCAGCCCCGCCTACGTTGTGCGTCAACTGATCCGTGAACCCGTGAACGCCTTCATTGTGTCGGGCGTGGATGGGGTGCCGGTTGCCAACGCGCTCAGGCAGATGGCCAATATGCGGGCCGGACGCAGTCCAGAAGAGCTGGCGCTCATGCGCGGCCTGGTGGTCAGCTCCAACATCTACACCGGCGACGAAGCTGATATGCAGAAGTTCCTGAACGATGTGGCCGCTGGCCGCAGCGGCTGGGACAAATTCCTGGGCAAGCTCGACACGATGGCGTTGCAGGCCGACTCGGCTACCCGCGCAATCATCTACCAGGACAGCATTAAGAAAGGCTTCTCCGAAGCCCAGGCGCAGTTCCGTGCCATGGAGTCCCAGAACTTTGGCCGCCGGGGTCTGTCGCCCAGCATGCAGATCATGAACACGCTGGTGCCGTTCTTTAACGCACAGATCCAGGGCTTGGACGTGCTGTACCGTTCGTTGCGTGGTCGCATGCCCTACTCGGAGCAGCTGGAGATCCAGCGCAAGATCGTGGCTCGCGGTGCCCTGCTGTTCGTTGGTTCGATGGCGTACGCGGCCATGATGCAAGACGACGAGGACTATAAGAAGGCGAAGCCGGAAGAGCGTTACGCCAACTTCTTTGTGCATATCCCTGGCGTCAAGGACCCACTCAAGCTGCCTGTGCCGTTTGAAGTCGGTCTGTTGTTCATGGGCTTGCCGCAGGCGTTGGTGGATACGGCAGCTGGCGACACCAAGGCGTCCGAAGCTGTCAAGGCTCTGGGCAAGCTGCTGCTCAACTCGGCGCCTAGCGTCATACCGGCAGCGCCCAAGCCTATCCTGGAAGCCTTCTACGGCCAGACGCAGTTTGGTCCGATTGAGTCCGAGCGCGAGAAGAAGCTGGAGGCCGAGGTGCGGTTCCGTCCGCAGACGACCGAGCTGGCCAAAACCCTGGGCGGGTTTACGGGCGCAGTAGGCATTTCGCCGTTGATGCTGGAGCATTTTGTTCGTGGGTATACGGGTGGGTTGGGGGTCGCCCTGATGAGCACGTTGAACCCGCTGTTGCGTTCAAGTGAAGAGGGGGCGAAGGTTCCGCTGGGTGCAGCCAAGCAGCCGTTTATCGGTGGGCTGTTCCAGACGTCCGAGGGCCGCTTCTTTATTGACCGGGCGTATGAGCGCATGGACGAGATCGTTCAAGCCCAGCAGACCTACAAGGACTACATCAAGCGTGGTATGCCCGACCGGGCCGCTGCGTATGCCAAAGAGCACTCGGAACTCCTGATGAGTGAGAAGATGGCGGGTAAGTTTCGGCAGAAGATGGGTGAGTTGTTTGAGCAAGAGCGTGCTATTGCAGCCAACCGCCGTCTGAGCGAGGACGAGAAAGAGCGCCAGATCGATCAGCTCAAACAGTTGGAGAACACCTACGCCAAGAGTTTCTACTCGATCACCGATAGAACCAGACCCCGCTGAGGCGGTTCTTGATGGCCGGGTAGGCTTTGGCGTTGAAGATGCGATGGCGTAGGGCTTCGTTGAGCCCGGCCTTGCGCACCTTCTCCACGTCGAGGCAGGGGACGAAGAACCCCTGCCCCTTCTCAACCAACTGCCACGGGAATAACCGGCTGGAGTACGGCATCTTCTAAGGTGTGTATGTGTCGGCTGATCTTGATCGCCGCCACGCGCATCGGCGGCCCCTCGGTCTTGGACATCATATCCTTCTTGGAGATGAACGTCACCGTGAACAGCTTGGCAATATCCGATTTGAAGTTGGTGTAGCTGAAGCTCATGTTGGAGCAGAACATCCGCATGAGCCGCTCCTCGATGTAGAAGTCCACGCCACCCTCGGTCACGCCATGCTCGACTCGGCCCATCACCTCTGCGCGTGTGGTCTGTTTGCCGATCGTTGTGCCGTCGCTGAACATAGCTGCGGGGCTGGCCTTCTCGCCGTACTTGATGACGACAAACTTGCCCTGGTACTCCTGGATGTAGGCGTTGAGCACGTCCTCAGCGGAGCGCTTGCCGCCCTTGATACAGGCGCGTAGGGTGATGATCTGACGCTTGTACGCCTCGATGATTTCCTGCACCGGGATCGTCGCAATCCCTGCCCGGTTGAACAGGATACACGCCGCCACAACGCAACCCACCGTGGCCATCCAATAGCGCTCATCGCTGGCAGCACCGAACTCGTCATACATCCGGGCAACGCACTCGTTGGTCAGTTCTTTGATCTCCTCGCGGTGATCCACCAGGTACTGGGCGTAGATGTTGCCAGCCAGCCCATAGTTGCTATGCAGGGACTTGATGAGGTTGATCTCGTCTTGGCTCCACTCCAGCTTTTGGTCCATGGCAAACTCGATCAGGCGTCGCAGCTCACCCTCAGACGCATGGTCCCGGGCACCGGCCAGATAGTCCATAGCCCCACGGTTTGACGACATGATGGCCAGCGCAGCCCAAATAGACAGGTTTAGCCGCTCGCGGTTGGTGCCCGCCTCCATGCGCTCTTTGCCGCGCCCTTCGCTCATACTGAACAGGAACGCCGGGAACCACTCGAAGTCCTTGCGGTTGTTGGTCGTGATCTCGTCGGTGATGAGTGGCATGCTACGCAGTAGGCCCAGGCGCTGCTGCATGGCCACAGCAGACGTCCCAGCCCCTGTGCGGTAGTGCACCGGGTGACCCCAGATTGACGCCCCTGCATCGAGCGATAGGGATTTACCCGTACCTGACTCGGACGAGGCAACGTGTACTGTACATCCAAACAGCCCTGTGAATCCCATCAGTGGTGAGGCAGCGCTTGCCATCATGACGGCCAGCTGATCCCACATCTTGCGGCGCACCAGCATGTCTACCACCTTGCGCCAGTTCTCCATCGAGCCCGTGGGCTGGGTGTTGCTGACGATGTTGGCCAGCTCCGACATGGGCACCATGACCGGCTGGGCGTTGGGGCTGTAGATTTTGCCCGCGTAGACAAACGTGTGGTCGTCTTGCCAGCCGAAGCTGGACGGTACTTTGATCGGGGTTTTCTCTGAGGACATTTTCTCTACGCAGGCGCGGATGTATTCGTGGAAGTTCTTGTCGTTGCCGGTGCCAAACGCCGCCATGACGTTCTGGCTAGCCAGTTGCTTGATCGTGTCGTCCTTGGTAGCCAGTGCCCGCTGTGGCAGCAGCACCTCACCCATCTTGCCGTTGCGTACCACGCAGAAATGCACCTCGTGTACGCCGTTGTTATTCAGAATATCCACGGGGAAGATGTCATGTGCACACAAAAGTATCTGTTTCGTGACGGGGTTGCCGTCGTCACCGACCTCGCTGCGCTCCATGAACACGCCGCCGTGGCGGCCATACGCATACCCGTGGGGTGGTTCCGGGCGCATGATCTTGATGGGTGGCTCATCTGATGAGCCTGGGTCTACCTTGATCTCCGTCTCGGCGGTCACGACCGCTGTCTCGCGTCCCCAGATCAGGGGGTTGGTGATTTTGCCCCAGTGCGGACACTTGCGGCAGATGCCAGGGTTGATGTCGTCCATGGCGTTGCAAGAATACGGGCCCTTGATCTCGTCGAGCTTCTTGTGCATGCGCTCGCGGTCGTAGGGGTGCATCTCGCTCAACCAGATCGTTGCCTTGTCGGCCTCCTCGCAGACCTTGGCCCAGCTCAGTACACCGCGCCACAGCGGCTCCATGCCGTCGTCAGATGCGTTCTCGATGTAATGCGCAAGCTGGCCGCAGCCGGTTCCGTCACGCGTTTTGAGCACGATCTTTTTGAACTTGGTCACGCTGTTTTCAAACAGTTTGACGGCGGCAGAAGAAGAGACACTGGTCGGCCTCTGCCCCGGGAGGGCCAGGGCCGTGGGGGCGGGCTTCTTTACAAAATCTTTACCTATGCCATTGGCCACCAGGACGGCCTCGATGTCGGCTACCTGGAAGCGGTCGCCCTCGGAGAGGAAGCGTACCTGGGTTTCCTCCCGCACCTTCTTGCCGTTCTTGACCCCGGTGTTGACCGTGTCTGGCACACGCAGAACCCGTGACGCATCGCTGGTGATGGCCATGTCGATGTCCAGGTCGTACTTGACGCACAGCTCCTTGAAGCGCCTAGCCAGGGGGTACCACTCCTCCCTGAACAGCATCTGGTCCAGCGGCCAGTATGCGTGTAGCCCGCCGCCTGAATGCACGAGCCAAGGGTCGCCCAGGGCGGATAACCCCGTGTCCTCACAGAACTTCTGCAACGTCTGCGCCGCAACCTTGGCGCTGGCGTAGGCCTTGCGCTTGACGACCAGCTCCCCGCTTTCCTCGTCCACCACGGACGGCAAGTCTTTGGGGTGGTTGCAGTCTATGTCCACGGCCAGCACTTGGCTGGCGTGCATGTTGTCCTTGGTCCGGTCTTCGCTGGTACCAAAGGTGCCCAGGGCAAAGAAAACATCCAGCCCGTCCTTCTTCCACTTGTCAATCGTAGGTTGCAGTTCCTCCAGCGTCTCCTTGTAGACGTGTTCTTTTTTTCTTGTCAGTTCTACCGCGCAGTAATAGCCATTACCCGGCGACGGCAAAACCGCCGCTAGCATTTCGAGCGGGGTCATGGGGGTCCTTCGGGAATGGGTTACAGGGGCAGTTCGAGCTGGCGGGGATCGGGCGTGTTGGCGGTCTGGTTTTCTTTACCTTGGGTGTAGTAGTTGAGGCGGCGCATCAGCTCCAGGCTGTGTGCGTAGTCAAGGATGGAGTTAGCAGCCAGTCGGTCAGCACAGGCGCTGATCAGTTCTCCGTTTGTCAGGGTTCGAGGTTGAGTTCCTTGCATACTTTTCTCCAGGCGTCTTCTGCGTTATGTGATGATTGAAGAATCTTGAGCATCCACTCGGCGCGGTCACGATACGCCGGGAAAATGTCTTTGCCCAAGAACCAGTTGTACACGGTCTGGCGGGTAACCCCCAGAGCCTTTGCTATGCGCACGACCGAGAAGTCGTGGTAAATCGCCCAGCGACCGAGTTGGTTGCCGAGTGACTTCGGTGTTTCACCGATCTTGTCGATGATGTCTTGTGAGTAGGGCATGATAGGTAGGTGGGGGTACTCGCTGCGTCTGTTCTGGATATGCCCTTTAGACAGCACCTGCCTCCAGCATCCGCTTTCCCCCCGATTCTCCTTACTCGTCGTCCCAGTCGCTCACGATGTCAGCGAGCTTGGACTTCTTGGCGGGCACAGCGGTAGCCTTGACAGCTTCCTTGCGCACCTCCGGCTCGTCGTCAGCATCGGCGGCGGGCGCGGTCTTGGGGGCCTTCGCCGCCTTGGGGGCGGGTGCTTCCTCGTCGTCCTCGACCACCGGGGCCTTGGGTGCCGGTGCCTTACCCGGGATAGCCAGGGCAGGTGCAGCCTTCACGCCATCAGCCTGGGCCACCGTCATGACGATAGCTTTCTTGGCGTCTTCCGAGTCGCCCTGGCTGACCACCGTGGGGTACTCGTCGTCAGTCAACCAACGCACAGGTGCGAAGAACAACTTGGGGCTCTCGGCCTTGGTGTCGAACTTCATGCGGGTGACGATCTGCTCGGGGTTAACCGGCGGGTTCTGCGCGGCCAGGAATCTGGCAAACGCTTGCAGGGGGCGCTTGTCGCCGTCCTCTTTCCCGAACACACTCGTTGCAGGCAGCGTGAGCTGGAGCACATCACCGTCCATGTTGTTGGCCAGCACAACGGCCAGACGCTGTTGGAAGCGGCAGGCACGGCTGTTACCCATACCCGATCCGGCCTCGTTCTGAGGGCAGCCCATGCACGTGCGGTGCTGCGGGTCTTTGATCGAAGCGTCGGGCTTCTCGCCGTCGTTGCTCCAGCAGTCAGGGCGCACAATCTTGTCGGCATCATATGACCCGGCGTAGAAGATGCGGCTGACCTTGGGGGCAGCGCGGACGATGACAACGTCCAGATGGCGGTCGTCGATAGAAGCGACTTCCTTGCCGCCAGCTACCAGACGGAACACGCCGCCTTTGATGGAGATGCGCTTGGTGCTGACACCAGAGCCGCCACCCGTCAGGGCCTTGGCGGTATCAGACAGCTCGTTGTTGCGAGCGAAAGCGGGAACATTGGATGACGAAAAAAGCGTTACGTTGCTCATGGTTGATTTACTTTCTTGCTTTGGTTACACGAATGTCGAACCCGGTGACCGAGTTCAGTCCCGGCGGTACAACGCCGGGGTTCTCCTCCAGAAACTGCGCCATGTTGGTTTGGGCGATGCGCTTCTCCAGCAGGTCAACGACTTGATGCTCAAGCACGAATGCTTTGAACGAGTCCCAGTCCTGGGTGTTGTAGCGCGTCGTCTTCATCAACGACACAGTACCGAAGGAGGTCTTTACCGATGTCAGCCCAAGGGCTTTCATCTGGTCCTTGATGGCCATGCGGATCTCTTCCCGCTGCTCTTCTAGATCAGCGAGTTGCTTGTCGAGCAGCTCCTGCCGGGCCTTAATCTTAGCGTGGATAGCGACCAGCTTGTCGAGCGGGATTGCTTCCACCGCCGGTGCTTCTTCAATGTCTTCAGTCACTTACTTTCTCCTATGTTGTTTGTCTAGCGTTTGACAGTTTACCTGATTTCAAATTGCCTGCAACCCCCTTTCAAGAATTTATTTCAAGTGCAAACATCTCGGTCAGCAGCGTGTTGTCGCTGACCTTGGCGCTCAGGGCCTTGAACATTTTCTTCTCAACTGGCGAGCCCTGAATATGGATAACTGTTACTTTATCGCTACTCTGTCCCTTGCGATCCGCACGAGCGATAGCCTGGATGTATTGCTCAACGCTCATCAATGGGCCGTAGAACACCACCGTGTCGGCAGCAGTTAGGGTAATCCCGTGGGCGGTAGCTTGCGGTTGCATCACCAGGACCCGGGGCTCGGCGTCAGTCTGGAATCGGTGGATGATGTCAGCGCGTTTGTTCGCTGTCACACCGCCGTGAATACATTCGTTTGCAATACCCTTGGATGACAGGTGCGTCTGGATGGTGTCGATGGTTGAGCGGAACAACGCGAAGATGATGACCTTGCGCTGCGTCTCTTCGAGTATCTCCTCCAGCACACCCAGACGCGGCGCTGAGTCGAACTCCACCACCTCCTTGGCGTCGGTGTATGCGGCTCCACAGCTGATCTGCAAGAGCTTCGAGAGGCTAGCAGCGGCATTGACCGCTGTGATGGTCTCCCCTGCGGCTTGCACCAGCATCTGTTCTTTCAAGAGGTTGTAGTACTTGGTCTGCTGCGGAGTCAGCGGCACCTCACGGGTGAGCGTCATCACAGGCGGCAAGTCCAGGCATTGGTCCTTGGAGTAGCGGATCGCTGGTTGCAGTGCGTTGAACACCTTGTCCTTGGCGTCAGGTCGTGGTGCCCACTTGTACATGGTGATCTTGTTCATCACCGCATCACGCCAGCCAGTGAAGAACATCGGCACACCGTCCGGGTTCACGAGCTTGGCTAGACCAAACGCATCAGCGGGTGACTGCGATGCTGGAGTACCCGTCATCATCCACAGGTGGGTCTGCGGTCCGATGATTGACTTCAACGTCTTCCACCGCTTGGTGGTGCTCGTCTTGTAGGCGTTGGCTTCATCGACGATAACCAGATCAAACCGGCCATCGTTCTTGATCTCATCTGCAATCAGGTTTAGCCCGTCGTAGTTGCAGATCACGAAGTCATAGTCTTGCTGAATCATCTCGATGCGGCGTGATGCCTTGGGATGATGCGCCACGATTGCTGATCGGTGGATGATGCTGTTGTTCAAGTCGCTCAACCACGCAGACTGCATGATCGATAGTGGGCACAGGATCAACACACGCCGCACAAAGCCAAGCGTCATCAGGTAGTCAGCAGCCCAGAGAGCCGCCAGCGTCTTGCCAGTACCGGGGTCGTTGAAGCAGAACGCCTTCTTGTGCATCGTCAGGAACGATGCCGTCTCGATCTGGTGCGCCATAGGCTTGTATCGCCCGGGCCACTTATAGCGTCGGGTGATCGGGGATTGGATGTCTTTGACGCCGAGGTTCTTCAGAACTCTTGACTCATCCAGCCCCCAGTAAACCGCTACCTTGTATGTGTCTCCTTCTTGCTCAATGATCTTGTGCTTTGGAATGATGCTGTACTTCTCAGGGTTGCGCGTTCTGAAGACGAGCGCTTTGTCGTCAATAATTTCCATGTCACTTCTCCAGCAGTTTCGTCGTGTGCAGTGTGTACTGCCGCGAGCCGTGCTCTTGAAGCATGGCCAGCACACGCTCGGCTTCTCTCTTGTTGGTGTAGGCGTGTTCCATCACGCCGCTGCTGCTGTGGTCGTAGTACTCCCACGCAATCACATAAACATACACATCTAACTCGATAATTTCCATTTGCTTTCTCCATAGTTTTATTTGTCGCTCATGTTGGCCTTGGGGCTGCGCAGTCGCGTGTTGCCGGGCGTTGACTTGCCGCCTGCACGCAAGGGTTTGATGTGGTCGATGTGCTTTCCACTCCGATCCACGCCTTCCTTGTCGTACTTACGACGCGCTCGCTGGCGCTCAATCTGATCGGCTGTTTCACCGGATTTCTTTTGCAGCTTGTAGGCATGCTTGTAGTCTCGCTTTCCATTGGTTTGTGTCATGTCAATCTCTCTTTCGGTTGTGCTCACAAGTCATGACCGGGCACCACCCGCACAGTGGCGTCGGCCTGGGGTTCCACACCCCGCTCTCATGCGCTTGTTCAATGCGGGCAACGCGTTCCCGATAGTCCCACCAGTACTCCTCGGCCTCACCGACCAGGAAGCTAGCCTTGGCAATGTCGTTCTTGACCACGAACAGCAGCGCCCCAGACACGCGACGGATATGTGGGAAGTGCGCAAACACCATCAGTGCCATGAGCTTTAGCTGCTCCCGGTCAGGGTACTTGTTGTTGCCGGTCTTGTAATCAACAACCCTTGCCGTGAGATTGTCGTCATCAATAATTAAAAGATCGGCTATCCCCCGGCACCACACGTCTTTGTCTGCAAACCCGCAGGGCGACAGGTCTGCCCGCACGCCCATCTTGTGCTCGCACAGCTTCCTACCGGGTTTTGACTTGAGTGCATCAAGCGCGTCCTGGATGAAAGCAAACTGGGGCGGCAAGGGCGTGTCATCCTTGATGTAGAACTCCGCAGCCTCGTGCAGCTCCTTGCCGTAGATCGTCGCTTGGGTGTCGGTGAACGGGTAGTTCTTGAGCACCTTCACTTCGTGGTAACGGCGAGGGCAGCCCTCGTAATCTTTCAGGGAGCTGTGGCTCCAGGTGACAGGTTTAGTCATGGAAGGTTTACTGCGGTTTGTTGAACGTGCTTGAGGTGCTCGCCCAGCTCGGCGTATTCCTCGATGGGTACTATCCGGCTCTGAAGCTGCCCATCAATATACGACGTGAGCATGATGCCCGTACCGTACAGAAACACATTCTCCAGCAGCTTGGCGTAGTCGTCGTTGATCTGGTCACTCACTAAGGTCACGCTCATCAGAACCTCGCACTCTGAATAGCCCGGGCAAGCCGGTTGCTGAACTCCTCGACAAAGTTCTCGTCGTTGTTCAGATCGGTACGATCCATGTTCTCAAGTATGGCATGTGTCAGCTCGTGCCAAAAGGTTTCGTGAAGGGCGGATAATTTCAAAGGTACGCCGTGATAAGACCTGCGTGCCAGGGTGATCGTGCGCTTGCCGTAGTGCACCTCACCCATCATCGCCCGTTCTTTCATCGACTCGACCACGTCAACGCTGTACCACTTGTCACCGATCTGTATTTTTTTAGGTAGTGTCAATTGCTTCATGCTTTCTCCTTATTTAATATCACCGTAGCACCGGCTGTGGCCAACGTCTGAGTTGAGCGGTATCCCAGGCATATACTTGGGCTCCGCAACCATCTGTTCCCACACCCACTTGGTTGCTTCTTCTGCTTCTTCAGCCGGTACCACCGCCCACAATTCATCATGGACTGTGCCTACCACGGGGTACTTTTTGCTCACCCGTAGCATGCCGTCTGTCATCACCACACGCGCAGTTCCCTGCACGATGTTGTTAGTGATCTTGCCTCCGTAGAGGTTGAGCACCGCAGGGCGCCCGTTCTTTTCACCATCATAAACCCACGCCCCGGTCTTGTCCCGGCGCAGGTTGCGGTAGTGGATCGACATGCCCGAGGGCAATACGATCTCCTCCTTTTTGAAGGTGACACATTTATACACGAACTCCTCACCACCGACAAGAGCCGACTTCAACAGCCGCTCGCACATGTCCCAGAAGGTCGTCACCGGGTGGGCTGTAGCACGATAGTTGTCAATGATCTTCTTGGCCGTGACGCAGTGGATCAACAACTCCTGGTCGGTGCAGTTGTGCGGGATGCTGGTCATGCGGGTCAGGTTGTCTTCCCACCCCATGAAGCGCTCGATGTATGCCCGGTCTATGCCCAGCTGCTTGGCGTCAGCCTTGGTATAGCGTAGCGGTGCCGCCCCCAGGAAGCCCGTCAAAAGCTGCGCAGAGAAGCTCGCCCACCCCAGTTGATACCCAGCCCCCAGCAAGGCCGATTTCGCGCTCTGGCGCTCGATTGGATGCGTCTCCTTGGTCATGCCAGGAAGCCCGAACATCTGTGCACCAAAGAGGGAGTACACGTCTTTGCCGCTGCGGAACATGGCCAGCACGTCCTCGTAGTCGGTGAGCCACGCCAGCACCCTGGGCTCGATCTGGGACAGGTCACCCACCACCAGCTCGTACCCCTCCGGGGCCAGGATAGCCCGCCGCATGGCGCCGCCCCGCTTCAGGTTCTGCATGTTGATGGCCGCACCCCTCGTCGCCGTCCAGCGCCCAGACTTAGCGCCATAATAGTTAAGTGGTACTGGAAGGCGGCCCCGTTGTGAAATGTCAAGGAACCGTTGGGCTCGCGTTCGCTCTCCGGTCGATTTAACTTTAAGGCGAGCCTCACAAAGGTCGACAATGTCTTCACGCTCGCCGTTGAGAAGTGCCTGGAACAGCGCATCGTTCTTGGCAAGTGCCAGGGACTCCTTGCCTGTGGTCTTGCTGACCTTTGTCGGAGGAGTAACCCCGAGCCTTTGAAGTAGGGCAGCAAACTTTGGGTTCGACGCGAGTTCAGCTTCTTCCACGCCGAGTTGTCTGAGTAGGCCTTCACGTCGTTCTCCTTCTTCTTGCAGTGCGGTGATCAACACCTTGCGGTCCAGCTCCAGCAGCGGGCGTGTGTACATCTTCAGCGTCATGTCGATCAGGCGCAGCTCCTTCGTAGGGTAGCCCTCAACCAGGCGCTCGAACACCCGCTCGCACAGGTACACGTCATGCTTGCAGTACTCGGCCAGCTCCTTCTCGATCTCAGGTGTGAGGTCAATGAGCCCATCTGTGCTGTGCACAGCCTGCCCCTTGGGCGGTAGGCCGAAGTCTTCGGCCAGCTTCATCAGCGAGTTACCGACTTCCAGGCCGCGTAGAGCTCGCGCCATTGATAGCGAGTCGAAGATGAACGCGGGTTCAACACCGTATACCCAGGAGAGGATCGATACGTCGAACTGTGCGTTATGAGCAAGGACTGCGGTGGTTGACCAGTCGTAAGTCCCCAGGATTCTAGGAAGCTCATCTCCTCGATACCACTGAGTGACTCGCTCAGATCCGTACTCATGGATGCACGCGCCGAACGCCTTGAAACGCTTGTCACGAATGTACTCCTCAGTTGTCATCTTGGACAGCGTGTAGTCCGACCTGTCCCAGCGTGTCTCGAAATCGATTGTCAGTATGCGTTTGTATGGTGCTGTCATTGGTTGTTCCTTTCTCGGATGTGGTCTGCACAGTTGATGCAGGCAGAATCCCAATCTCCTTCGGACAGGTCAGTTGCATTGTCCTCACACACCTTCGCACACGCCTCGCGCTCATCTGCCCTTTCCTCGGCCAGCAATTTCTTTATCCTGTCGCCGTACATGGAAACCACAATGCTTGGCAGACCTATTGCCTGGGCTCTGTCGTACAACTTGATGTCATCCAGCGTCAGAGTTACGGTTATTTCAGGGTGAATCATGCTTGCCCCCTTGCTCGGATGGCGTGAGCATAGGTAGGCCATGCCAACAAAGTGTTTTTGTCTTCACACACTTTCGCACACGCCTCACGCTCTGCGGCGACGACAAGGGTGGCAAAGCGTTCAATCTCCTCCTGCGTCAGCGTCCAGAACCCGTTGTGCCATGCGTCCACCTTATCGGTGTCGCAAGCCTCCCGCGCCATGCGGATGATGTCATCTTTGTTCATGCTTGTCCCCTTGCTCGGATGGCGGCGGCGCACTCATATCCAGTCATGTACGTCTCGGTATTGCCGTAGCCTTCCCATTGACCGTTGTAGCCAGCAGGACGACCAACAATCTTTTCACACACCTTCGCACACGCCTCACGCTCTGCCAATCGCCCGGCCTCGTAGCCTTCTTGGTAAGACGTGAAGCTGGACGGGTCGATGTTGGCGAGCGTATGTGCGGCGACAAGGGTGGCAAAGCGATAGAGCACCATGTCTTCAGGACGTACCATCACACACTCTATGCCAGCCTCCCGCGCCATGCGGATGATGTCATCCCGGCTCAATTGAACATCTCCCGAGCAGGTGCGTCTTCGGTCACGACCGCGCCCATCACCTCTTGTGCTTTGTTCAGTATCTCCATGCACTCCATCTCGGAGGCGCCAACGCTGATCGTCATCAGGTGGTCGTTATTGTCGACAAGCAAAACTGCCTTGTGGCCGCCGTCTTCCACGTAGCACTTGGCGAGCTTGCTCAGTAGCAGGGCAAAGTGCATCCGCTTGTCGTCCGATAGGTCTTCCAACAGGGTGAGCGTGTCAGCCCACTCCGTTTTCAGCTTTTGTTTAATCATCGCATCCATTGCAGTAACTCCTTTATGGTGGTTATGTTTTCTTCGTTGATCACGTACGCCATACCGCCAGCTGCGCGTATTGCGTTGATCTCTTTCTCTTGTAGGGCAGTCGTCTTGCCCTTCCCCGCTTTGCACTCGAAGGCAATGAAGCGGCCAGCACAGCACGCAATGATGTCGGGTATGCCAGCCCTCCCCATCCCGGCTTGGAACGGAGAGAAGTGGTACACGCCCAACTCGTTGAGTGTGTCTTTGACGCGCCGTTTCACGGCTGCCTCCGGTGTTTGTGCCATTTTTATTTCGCTTGTGTTTCGTTGAGTTTCATCAGGTAGTGTGCGGCTTTGCCTGCATCGTCGCTGCCTTCCTTGCGTCCGGCTCGCATCGAGTATTTAATCACGTTGCCCTTGAGAAATCCAATGAATTCTTCGTGCGTGAGCACGGCCTCCATCACAGCCCAGGGCTGCACTGGCATCTCTTTGTAGTGATTTCCACTTACCTGCATATCGTCGGCACGGGTGCCGTTCAATCCGTCTTTCAGTTGTGTCATAGCGGTGCTTCTCCTACGCTATCAAGCGTCTTTTGTTTGTGTAGTTTCTCCAGCAGCTTTGGCTCCACCCTTGTGAAGGGCCACCAGTCGTTGGTGCGTAGCCTTTCCATAATCGCTGCGGGCTTTTCTGCGGACTTCGTCGGGGATGACGACTTCCTGCGTCGTGAACTTGTGTTCGTTGGCACACTCCCTCCTTCTTACGTAACCGAACAACAAAGTCTTGCGGGTCTCGATCACGTTGGACCAAGCACCGCACTCGGGGCATTTCATTTCATGGTTCCTCTGGTTCAACTTTCCTGGCGTGGCCACAGGTGCCACACTTCCACAACAGGCAGGTGCCTGTCAACATCATCACGTCTTGCTTGCACACGGGACAGTCCTCGTAGTCGCTGAGGTCAGTCTCGCCAACTGTGTGGAACACAGCCTCTTGCCAGACGAACCGAGCATTATGCTCGCCGATTATCTTCTGCTCGCGTGGGGTGAGCGTTGCCCACCATTTGTCGAATGTCATTTGCGTACCCTCACTCTTGCTCTTCCTTTCGTTACGTTCCAGTCGGTTGCGGCATTTCTGTCAATTGCCTTTGTCAGTGACAGCTCGGCCACCTGCTTATTGCGCCGGTTCTTTGCCTGTGCGCTTGCCAAATCCCGGTCTGCGTTGGTGCGGTACTGGGTCTTCTCGGTGCTGTACTTGGACTTCTGCAACTTGCGTAGCAGGGCAAGGTCTTTCTCCGGCGCTTGCTCCCACAGCCTGTCGTTGATCTTGGGCAGGTAGTATGCGGTAAACACACGCACCCCGGTCTTCCACGGGGTGTTATCTCGTGGCGTCCGTAACAGTTCGCACTCATCGATGCGCTTGCCCGTGAGAGACAGAAACATACTCATGGCATCCAGCAGACACAACTGCCGCCGCCACGACCGGATGAGACATGCGTCCCAGTACTCTTGTAGTGTGTTCATTCCCATGCCTTTCTTATTCCATTCGACATACCGATAGCCCTAGCAAACGCCATGCCGTCGTATTTGTTGTTGATCTCATCCGCAATGTCTTTGCACGAGTACCAATAAAACAAAGTAAACCACATCGTTTGCTCGTTACCCTTTTCAAAGTGCCCAATCGCAGCATCCATCAAGTTCGCTTGACTTGCAAGCGCCCAATAGTATCGGCTGAGTTCGACTAGCGTCATGTGTTCTTCTCCTTCAGCCTATCCCAGTGTGTACCATACACATCTTCCGCCATGGCGTGGTAGAGTAACTGAAGCCACATTGATCGGTTGTTTCCAATTTTGTGGTGCGCCATAGCCACATGCAAGTGGTTGTCTGCCATGCGCTGGACATAGCTTTCTCTGGTGTCGTCGTTGTAGGGGATCAAGTGTTCTTCTCCTTCAGTCGTTGCTCTGCCCAGTCCATTGCGTCAGCCCGAGAGCCACCAAAGTCTTGGGCCAAGTACTCCTTCTTCTCATCTAACGTCAGCCCAACCCATTCACGCTGTGGTTGTGGGGTGGTGTAGAGGGGTGCGACTTTCCTGAATGGCGGGACAGAAATGTTCCCATACCCAAGTTGGTGTAGTTGCTCCGCCGTATACGCGAAGCTGTAACCTTGCCCATCTCTTTCACACAGCCACGCCACCGGCTCCTGCTTCTCAGCCTGCTCTATGGCTTGGCGTAGGTACTGCATCCCGTTAAAGTAACGACCAAGCGACAGCTTGATAATGCCGCTTTCGTCCTCGTATGGATAATGTTTCTCCAACGCCTCCAGCGCCTGTTTCATGGCGGTGATGCTCATAACTCCTCCGGGTCGTAGCCGTGGTTGCTAAGCAAATCATCAATCATCATGTGTGCAATGTCCGCTAAGTCAATAGGAACCCTGCGCTCAACATACGTTGTTTCAACCTTGGGCTTGGTTGGCTTGATGCCGTCACCATAGTCAACCTCCATGCCTTCACCCTTAATAGGGGCTTTGTTGAATTCGCTCATCGCTTCATCCCCCGCACAAAGATAGCAAAGCTCGCCACAGTATCGGGGCCGAACGCTGGTTTGAACTTCTCAATGGCGCGGGCTATCTCGTCGATGGTCTGGTTGCGCACCATCTCCCGGTAGGGGTCAAGCCCCCGTGTGAACTCCACCTCGTTAGCGATCTGGCGCTTGCGCCAGCCACGCGCCTGCTCGATCTGCTCAAATGCCTCGTCTTCATCTGTTTTCATCTCGCACCTCCCAGGCTACGAACCCATGCAGGCTCGGGGTCTTTGACAACAGGCGGGGTCATCTTCTCGCTCGGCGGAGTCCAGCCGTACTTGCGCCACGTTGCTTGCACGTCAGCGCCCGATGTCCACTTGTACTCGGGATGCCCGACAGGTATCCAAGGTTTGGTTAGTTTTG